GTGCGTCCCGAGGCAGAGAAGCAGCTGCAGAAGCTGTCGGAGGAGGACGTCGAGGGCCTGGTCGACTGGATGCTGACCTCCGGGCGGGTCCGGGGCGGGAAGCCGGGCACGGGCCTGGGGATCTGATCCGTTCGGTGCGGCTGACGCTCGGCCGCCTTCGGGCGGCGCTGAACATGGCCGTGCGGCGGCAGCTGGTGGCGCGCGATCTGGCCCAGTACGTCACGATCCCGCGCCACGCGCGGGAGGCAGCGGCGGCGGCGAAGGTGAAGCGGGTGCCGTTCCTGCGGCACATCGCGACCGACCGGCTGTACGCCCCCATGCGACTGCGGTCGGCCGAGGTCCGCGGCATGCGCTGGACGGACGTCGACCTGGACACCGGGACCATCACGGTGGCGATCACGCGTACCAGCGTGGAGCGCAAGGTGGTGGAGAAGGCCCCGAAGACCGAGGCGGGCCGGCGGACCCTCCCGCTCCCGCAGGTGGTGCTTGCGGCGCTGCAGGATCTCCGACGCGTGCAGCGCCGGGAGCGCATGGCGTCGGGCCGGGGCGTGGCGGACGAGCTGGGCGGGGCGGTGAAGACCCGACTGGCTCCGGCGCCGCTGTTACACGCTGGTGGAAGGAGCGGGCTGCGGCGGGTGCGGCCCTACGATGCGCGGCACGCCTGCCTGACATGGCTGGCCGCCTCCGGAGTGCCGGATGTCGTGGTCTCGGCCTGGGCCGGGCGCGCGGACCTGTCGTTCACCAAGCGGGTCTACGTCCACCCGAGCGTGGAGCACCTGCGCCCGGCGGCCGAGCGGATGGATGAGGTGCTGCGGCGGCGGTGAGAGGCGCTGGGCGCCGGATCGTCGTTTGTGAGGGATTGTGAGAGGCCGGGCCTGCGGGCATGAGAAGGGCCCTGCCTCACTTGTGTGAGACAGGGCCCTGATCTGCGACGGAACCATATGTTCCTGTCGGGACGGCGGGATTTGAACCCACGACCCCTTGACCCCCAGTCAAGGCCGAAGCTAAGGAACCGCGCTGGTCACGGCAATGCCGGCGGCTTTACGGCCGCGCTGGGGAGGAGGCTGGGAGACGATCTTGGAATTTCGGGCGGCCTCGCGCTCCCGCAGCAGTCGCTCCAGAGCCGGCACCGGGGACGTCGGCCACATCGCGAGCCGGGCGACCAGCGACGTCTCCCACAACTCCGTCAGCCCGGCGACGAGCGCCTGGCGCATCGGCGCCGTCACATGAGAGTAGCGCGCGGACATCGACGAGTCAGCATGCCCCATACGCTCATCCATCAGAACCTTCGGGGTGCCGAGCTGCTCCATCAGCGCGCGGTGGGCGTGCCGCCGGCCGTGGCGCGTCATGCCCGTCTGGATCGGTGCCCACGAAGCGGTCGCCCTTGCGGCGGCACCCCGACCGCGAGCTGGCACACCGGGCCATGGCTCGGCCAGCAGCGGCACCGGACGGGCGTCCCGCGGCGCCTTCTTCGGGTACCAGCCGGATACTGCTGGGGTCCAGATCCATGCCGCGTGCCCTGAGCGCCGCCAATGCGCGGCCTCCGGGCCACCAGCTCCGCCCGGGGCGTAGCCGAGGTCCGCGATGGCCTGCTCCACGCGCTGGCGGGTCGCCGCTCGCACACGATCGGGCCGGTTGAGCACATTCGACACGGTGCCGGTTGACACGCTCGCAGCGCGCGCCACGGTCGCCAGCGAAGGCCTCTCGACGCCCCGACCCGCACGCCCGCGGTACACGTAGCGCAGGCCGTGGCAGGCGCAGGGGCTGGGGGAGCGGGCGATCTGCTCGCGCAGCAGGCGCGTGAGGAACCGCGGTGAGTCGATGGTCCGGTAGCTGTCGTCCTTCGGGGGGCAGCGCACCAGCTCACCGCTGTCCAGCTCGTACAGCTGCCACTCGATCTGGATGGATTCCTCCCGGACATACTCGGGCTCCAGACCGACACCCTCACCCCACCGCATCCCGGTGTAGCCGGTCATGACGGTTTCCACGAACTCGTCGTCCCGGCCAGCGAGGATCGCTGCGCGCTCGGCGATCAACAGGAGCCCCAGGGCGGTCGTAATCTTCCGCTCCGGGCCGCGAGCCGTCGAGCGGCCGGCGCGCCGGCCGCGGTTCCGTCGCTTCTTCGCCGGGTTCGTCGTGCGCAGACTCTGCTCTACGGCGTCCTCAAGGATGAGGTGCAGCACGCGCCGGTATGTGCCAGCACTTGATCCCGCCCCCCGCTGCTTCTCCCTCTTCTCCCAGGCGTCGATCGCCGCCCCGTCGATGTCGGCGATCGGGTCATCGGCGAAGTCGGTGTCGAGGATGCGCTTGATGTAGTGGCCGTAGCTCTGCTCGCTCGACGCCGCGAGATCCTGGGCCGCCAGCCACCCTTCGTCCACGCCGGTGCCGCCAGGGCCAAGGATGAACGCCCGCAGGGTGGTGCGCTCGACCTCTGGGGCCACCCAACGCCCGCGGCCGGCGGCCGCGTTCGCTTCGTGCTCGGCCTCGCGGGCCTCCCTGAGGGCGATCCGCTTGGTCGGGTACCTCACCGCGCGCCCATCACTGCCGAGGACCGTGCCGTACTTGCCATCGGGGCGCTTGTAGCGGCCCCGGTAGTACGTCACTCCGTCACGGCCGACACGCTGCTCTGTGAACGCCATATGACCTCGTCGTCCGACCCGGGCCTGCGTGTCGCCCCGGATGGGGCGGTGGGGGTACGCAGGCGTCGGGGGTGTCAGGCAGCCGTCAGGATCGGCGGCTGCCGCTCGTAAAACCCCTGCGATGTGTTCGCTGCCCACACCGCGGCCATCAACTCGGCTACATCCTCGGCCGTCAGGTCGTCTCGTAGCCACATGATGACCGACCCCGGCTGGTCGTCGATGATGCATGACGCGCCGCCGGGGAGGTCAGGCACACGGATGGACTGCACCCGCATAGCGCCCCCTTACTACTCACCATTGAGCGGTGGCCCCCCTCGTAGGTGACTGAACTCTTACACATGGCGCTCACTGCGTAAACAACCAGTACATAACTGATGAAACGTCAGGTTGCGGGCGTATCTCCGTCGGGGATGCCGCGGACGGCGCGCTGGATGCGGGTCCACTCGGCCACCTCTTCAGCCGTGACCGCGGAGGCGCTGTCGCCCTTCTTCCATAGAACGAGGACGGTCGACTTAGAGCCCGGCCGAGAGAGGTCGACAACCTCCGTGTCCACGACGTGCCCCTGCTGGAGCTCCTGGCGGACTCGCAGCGGGATGTCGACGGGGAGGACGCTCCCTGGGGCTTGCTCCGGGCTGGACAGCGGAGTCGGGTCGCCGCCGTCGACGATGGAGACTGCGGACCCGGGGGCCCAGCCGAGGGCCCGCTCGATGGCCTTCAGTGACTGTGGTAGGCGCGTGTACGTCCGCGTGCCGGCTTCGAGGTTCTGGATGGTCGATTCGGTAACGCCAGCGGCGTCGGCGAGATCGATCTGCCGCCATCCGCGCGTGGCTCGCGCTTGCCTGATGGCCTCGGCCAGTCGCGCCCAGTCCCTATCCATGGGGCCATCATGCCGCACGTGCAGGCAACGCGCACCTGGCGGTCACCCACTCTGACCAGTATCAACCGGGATTGACTGTTGCCTCATCGTGTGCGCCGTTGCGCCCGTGGTGCGCCCTTGACACCCATCGAGCACCCGCGGAAGACCGAGAAACCCCGAGCAATGCCTGGCGTACACCCATTGATGGGTGTAGCGTCTTTCTCGTGACACCGCACGGGGCCGCAATCAGGGCACTTCGTGAGGCACGTGGACTCAGCCTTGGGCGGATCGCGGACCTCATCGGGCGACACCGGGGCTTCCTGTGCCGGATCGAATCCGGCCAACGGGGAGCGAGCCCGGACACCTTGCACCGCATCGCCACGGCGCTGGACGTCCCAGTCGCCGCCATAACGAGGGAGATGACACATGAACTTGAACACCCCGGACCCGCCGACCTTGCTCACCCTGCTGGAGCGACTGACCGCCGCCCTTGAGGCGCTCGCCGCAGCGACGGAGGCGTCCGACCTGAAGCTGCACACCCCCGCCGAGGCGGCGAAACTCCTCGGCAAAACCGAGAACTGGGTCGTCGAGGCGATCCAGGAGAACAGGATTCCGCGGACCTACGTCGGCAAGTCGCCGCGGCTCACCCCGGACCACATCAGGGCCATCGCCGCCGAGGGCGAGGTCACGCCGTCCCGCTTCACGCGCAAGGCCGCTACCAAGCCGCGGATGAAGCGCGTCCCCGCCGCCGCCTGAGCGCCCCTATGGCCAGCACCGGCCTGAGACACCGGCGCCGACCGAGCCACAGCACCACCCACCCAGCTACGAGAGGAGGAGCCGTGACGGCTCCATCATCCCAGACCACCGGGCGCACGCCCGATTCTCAGGCCGCGGTCGGCGCCAACCCGACCAGCCGCCCGCGCCGCTCGTCCGCTGGGACGCGCCGCCGGAAGGCCCGCGCTGCCGACCTGGCCGCGGGGCGCCTGCTGGAGCAGCGGCATCAGCTGGACCCGACCGACGCGGCGTACCGGCACCTCGCCACCCCGGGCACGGAGGTGGCGGCATGAGCGCCCCGTTGACGCCGGATGCGGCGATGGCCCGTCTGCGGCAGTACGAGGAGCGCCCGGCGCCGACGTGGTCGACGGCGTCCTACGGGGGCAGCGCGGCGGAGGCCACGCTGGCCAAGATCGGGCGCACGCTGGCCGACGAGGTCGGCCACCTGCGGGTGGCGTTGCGTGAGGCATGCGACCAGATCGGCGGACTGCACGCCCGCGTCGCCGAGCTGGCCGCCCGCCCCACCCGCGCCGACGTGCTGCGGGCCGAGGCGGCCTGGCTGGAGGAGATCGCCACCCCGATCACCCGGGAGCGGTCCGAGCACGAGCGCGGCCAGATGTACGCCGCCCGGCGCCTGCGTGAGCGAGCCGACGAGGCCGACGCCGACAGCGCCCCGTTGAGCTCGCCGGGGCGCCGGGCCGTGGCCGGGCTGATGGACGCCACCGAGGCCGAGTCCTGGAACGAGGCACACCCGGTCGGCACCCGCGTGGTGGCGTACCCGGGGTGCCGCCCGGAGGATGACCCGAAGGGCGAGCGGCTCGACACCGTGACGCGCTCCCAGGCGTGGGTCCTCGGCGGCCACACCCCCGTGGTGATGATCGACGGCCACTCCGCCGCGATCGCCCTCACCCACGTCGACCCCGCCGACACCGAGGCGGGTGAGGGCCGTGGCTGAGGTGTACAGCACCACCCGCCGCCCAGACCCCGCCGAGGTGCGCCAGCTGATCCGCCGGGCGGCCGACGCCATCACGACGCACGGCTGGACCCAGGGCTGCTGGAGCACCACTGACGGCCGCCTGGATCTCCAGGGCGCCCTGTACCTGGCCGCCTATGGCGTCCCGATCGAGGTGGGCGGCAGGCCGGAGTCCGCCGTGCTCGCCGAGGCGAGCGTGGCTGTACGGCACAGGATCGGCTCCCCGCTGCCGCCCCACATCGAGCCGTGGAACGACGAGCCGGGCCGCACCCGGAGCGAGGTGCTGGCCGTGCTGACAGCGGCGGCCCGCGCCATCGCCGGGGGTGAGGGCCGTGGGTGACGACCGCGTGAGCTGCGCGCACGGGTACGTCCTCATGCAGGACTCATGCCCCGGATGCGACGCCGAGGCCGAGCAGCAGCACCCCGCCGACATGGTGACTGTGCACCCGTCGTGGATGAAGCGGGCCGTGCGGCGCTGCCGACGCTGCTCCGGCACGTTGCGGGCCCGCGTCCACCGAGGCGGTGCGCAGTGATCGTGCTGCTGATGTTCGCCGCCGTCGCCATCGCGCTCGCCGCCATGGTCGCCGCCCTCAACCACACCTGGGGGCCGAAGTGAACAACCCCGACATCGTGCCAGGCATCTACGACATCCCCGCCGAGCAGTACCACGCCGACCCGGTACCCGGCGGCTCCCTGTCCTCCACCGGCGCCCGCACCCTGCTCAAGGCCCCGGCAAAGTTCGCCCACGACCGCGACGCTGGCCCTCCGCCTCAGACCGACGCCATGGAGTTCGGCACCGCGGCGCACGCCATCGTGCTCGGCGACGGACCGAACATCGTGTGCGTCGACTACGACAGCTGGCGGTCCAAGCCCGCCCAGGCCGAGCGGGCGGAGATCCGCGCCGCCGGCGCGGTGCCGCTACTGCCAGCCGAATACGACCGGGCCCACGCCATGGCCGCAGCCGTCCGGCGCCACCCGCGGGCCGCCGAACTGCTGGCGGTCGGCGAGGCGGAGCAGACATTCATCTGGCGCGACGAGGCCACCGGAGTGTGGTGCCGCTCCCGGGTGGACTGGCTGCCGCCGCTCGGCCCCGACGGGCTGACTATCGCCGACTACAAGACGTGCTCGGACGCCTCGGACGAAGCGATCCAGCAGGCCGTCTACCGGTGGGCCTACCACCAGCAGGCCGACTGGTACCAGGCGGGAGCCCTCGAAGTCCTACGTGTCGAGGCCAAGTTCGAGTTCATCTTTCAGGAAAAGGACGCGCCCTACCTGGTGAACACGGTCCAGCTGCCGCTGGACGCGCTCCAGCTCGGGGCGGCCCGCAACCGCCGGGCTCGCGAGGTCTACGCCGAGTGCACCCGCACCGGCGAGTGGCCGGGCTACAGCGAGACCACCCGCTACCTGTCCCTGCCGCCGTGGGCGGCTGACCGTGACGCACGGGAGTACCTGTCATGACGCTGCCCGCACCGAAGCGCGCCGCCCGACCGGCGCCCGAGCCGGACGAGTTCGGCGACGGCGAGTTCGTGTTCCGCCCGGCGACGAAGGAACAGGCCAAGGCCCGCGTGGCGCTGATGGGCGTCTCCGGGTCCGGGAAGACCTGGACCGGCCTGGCGATGGCCAACGGCCTCGCAGCTGGCGGCCGTCTGGCCGTCATCGACACCGAGCGCGGCTCCGCCAGCAAGTACGTCGGCATCAACGGCGTCCAGTTCGACACGTTGCAGATGTACCGCTACGACCCGCGGGACCTGGTGAAGGCTCTGGCCGCCGCAGCGAAGGCCGGATACGACGCCGTCCTCATCGACAGCCTTAGCCATTTCTGGAAAGGCACCGACGGGACGCTGGAGCAGGTCGACCGGGCCAAGGGGCGGTACGGCAACAACTCCTTCGCGGGCTGGAAGGAGGGCACCCCGATGCAGAACCAGATGATCGACGCCCTCCTCACCTACCCCGGGCACGTCGTCGCCACGATGCGGTCCCACACCGAGTGGGTGCTCCAGGAGAACGAGCGGGGCAAGAAGGAGCCCAAGCAGATGGGCATGCGCGCCGAGCAGCGCAAGGGCGTGGAGTATGAGTTCGACGTGGTCGGCTCGATGGACGTCGACAACACGCTGACGTTCTTGAAGTCCCGCTGCCCCGCCCTCCATAAGCAGATCGTCAAGGAGCCCGACGGCGGCCACGTCGCGAAGCAGCTGCTCGACTGGCTGGAGGACGGCGCCCCGGCGGCGGACCCGGCCGAGTACCTGGATCGGGCGCAGGCGCCGGACGCGACCTACGAGGGGCTGCTGGCCCTGTACGGCGAGGTCGAAGCGCGGGGCCTGCTGGCCTCCCCCTACCTGGACGGCGAGACGCCCACCTCGCTGGGCGAGTTCATCAAGGCCCGCGGCACCGCGCTGAAGCAGACCGGGGGTGCGCGGTGACGGAGGAGGAGTTCGCCCGCGAGTACGGGCCCGAGCTGGCCCGGCTGGAGCTGGCTGCGGTGCTGGCTGAGGCCGCGGTGACGGACCGGCCGCCGCGCCGGCGGTGGTGGCCGCGGCTGCGACTCCAGCGCGCCCACTGGCCCCGCCCGGGGATCGAACTGGCGGAGGTGGCGGACCCGCGGTGCCCGCACTGCGCGGGCGAGGGCGGCTGGGAGTCCGACTACGCCGACGAGCTGGGTGAGTACAGCGGCACGGAGACCGTGCTGTGCGAGTGCTGGAACCCCGGCCGCCGCTGGCTCATCCTGCCCCTCCCGCACCGCCACCGCGGCGGTGGCTACTCCGACGAACCCCCCTTCTGACCCGCTTCACGGTGCCGCCGCCCGGATGACCACAGGCCGGGCGGCGGCACCCCCAACACACCTGGAGACACACATGGACACGATCACTAGCCTCGACCCGGCCGACACGATCGCCCGCTCGCTTGGGGGCGGCCACTACTACGACACCCCGACCCTGGCCCCGGGCGCCGGCGAGGTGCTGGCGCTCGGGCACGACCGGCGCGCTCTGGCCGCCGCCGTGGCCCACGCGCGTGAGGCTGGCGCGGACCTGCACACCCTCACCGTCCACCACCGGTGGGCGACGTTCCGCCTCCCCACGCCGGACGACATCGGTGACTACGACTGGTACTTCGACTGGGACGACGACGAGTACCCGACCGGTACCGCCGTCACGATGCTGACCGCCGGGGCGTCGTCGTGAGGGCGGTGCTCCGCGGCTGCGGCGTGTGCGGCGGCGACATGGAGACGTGCACCTGCGGCATCCCGCGCCGCCCCCTCGCCGCGGCGCTCGCGCTGCTCACCGCCGCGCTGCTGCTGGCCGGGTGCGACACGGCGGCCCACGCCCCGACGCCCACCCCGACCGTCCAGGGCGACGGCGACGACCTCGGCGGCATGACCGGCGGAGGCGCGCGGTGAGCGACCGCCCCCACGGATACGCCCGATACCGCCTCGACGGCTGCCGCTGCTACACCTGCGCCTGGGCCCGCGCCGAATACGACCGGCGCCGCACCATGGCCATCACCGCCGGCACCTGGCAGCCCTGGACGGACGCCGCCCCGGTGCGCGAGCACATCCAGGTGCTCCAGTCCTGCGGCGTCGGCCTGCGCACCATCGCCTCAGCGGCGGGCATCGACCGGAAACGGCTCCAGGCGCTCCTCCGCGGGCGCCCGGAGCGCGGTACCCCGCCTCAGGCGCAGGTGCGGCCCGCGCTCGCCGCCGCGGTCCTCGCGGTCGAGCCCACGCGGGACACGATCGCCCCCGGCACGCCGGTTGTGGCGGTCGGCACGGTCCGCCGTCTCCAGGCGCTCGTCGCCGCCGGATGGCCGCAGGCACACCTCGCCGCGCAGCTCGGCATGACCGGCGCCAACTTCGGGCCCCTCCTGCGGGCGCTCCGGGTGACTGCCGGAACCGCCCGCGCGGTCCGCGACCTCTACGACCGGCTGTGCCTCGCCGACCCGGCCGAGCACGGCGCCAGCCCGGGCGGCATCACCCGCGCCCGCCGCATGGCCGTCGACCGCCGGTGGGCCCCGATGGGCGCCTGGGACGACGACACCATCGACGACCCGGCGCCCGAGCCGGACTGGACCGGGCAGTGCGGCACCCCGTCCGGCTACTACGCCCACCGCACCCACCGCATCCCCGCCTGCGGGCCGTGCCGCGACGCGTACCGCGCCCGCCGCCGCGAGACGGCTGCCCAGCGCGCACTCGCCACCGCCTGACCCCCGGGCCGCCCCCGCCGCCCGCAGCAGCGGGGGCGGCCACCCCGACCATACCGAGGAGCACCAGATGGACGACATCAAGCACAACGCGCATCTCGTCTTCGACATGCTGGCCGCCGCCGTCGCCGACGACACCGCGCGGGCCGCCGATCTACTCCAGCAGATCGGCGAGTCCAGCACCCCCGACCGCATGTACGGCGTGTGCTGCGCTCTCGCCGCCGCCGGGACCAACTCGCTCAGGAGCCTTTACGGGGAGCACGCCCCCGACCTCTCGCGCGGCGACATGTGGGCCATGCAGACCCTCCCGAACGCCGGGCGGGACAGTCAGTCCAGCACGTGGGCCAGCCGCTTCCTCATCGCCTACGCGAACGGCGACAAGGACACCCCCCTTGCCCTGTTCAACGCCTCGGTCAACGACGGCGACCGGCACGTCGACGATGTGGCTTCGCTTCTGATCACCGTCACCGGCATCACCCGCCTCGCCCTCCGCGAGCAGAACGGAGCGGCGTCGTGACCGGCCAGCAGCTCCAGCTCCCCGCCGTCGTGCAGGGCGCGGTGAACCCGGCCGCTGGGGAACGCGCGAAGCAGCGCGGCATGGCCCGCGCCCAGCAGCGCACCGCCCCCTCATGGGCCGCCGCCTGCCAAGCCGCCATAGCCATCATGGCCGCGCGCGGCACCCCGTTCCAGGCCGCCGACCTCGTCCGCGAGGGCCTCGTCGACGAGCCCGCCGACCACCACCAGTGGGGCCCCCAACTCTCCATCGCCGCCCGCTGCGGCATCATCCGCGCCCACGGCTACGCCCCCTCCAAGAGGGCCACCACCAAGGCGTCCGCCTGCCGCCAATGGATCGGCGTCGCCGCCCGGGACGGTGAGGCAGCATGACCACCACCGCCCAACGCGCGCCCAGGAACAAGGGCTTCAGGTCCCCGCTCGCCCCGCACGGCACCACCGCCCGTGCCAAGGGGCGCCCCCAGCAAGGCATCTCCGGCTGCGGATGCGACCGATGTGCCGCCGCGGCCCGCCGCTACGACAAGTGGCGCCGCCTGCGCAACGGCACCGGTGACACCCTCACCGTCCCCGCCGCACCGGCCGCCGAACACCTCCGCGCACTCATGGCCGACGGAGCCGGCTGGACCCAGATCCGGACCGCCCTGAACTGCTCCACGTCCACCATCTCCAACATCCTCAACGGCACCACACCCCGGGTCCGCCGCGCCACCGCCGACAAGATCCTCGCGTTGGAGCTCACCACCGTCCTCGCAGGACGGCGGACCACCGACGCAACCGGCAGCATCCGCCGCGTCCGCGCCCTCCAAGCCGCCGGCCACACATGCAAGATCATCGGCGACACCGCAGGCGTGGACCACACGGTCATCCACGCCCTCGTCAACGCCCGCACGGCTGAGGTATCCCGCTCCGTCGCCGACCGGATCACCACCGCCTACGACCAGCTCGCAACCGCCCCTGGCAGCAACGTGCGCGCCGTGAATCGCGCGGCACGCGGCGGATGGCCCGACCCGACGTGGTGGGAGGACTGGGGCGGCATCGACGACCCTGACGCGCCCGAGAGCGAGCCCGCAGGCGCAACGCCCCGCTACCTGGCGGTCGCCGAGGACGCCGAATGGCTCGAACGCCAGGGCTACACCCGCACCCAGGCCGCGGAGCGCCTCGGCGTCACCCGCGACGGCGTCCAGAAAGCCATCTCCCGCGCACGCAAGCGCCAGCAGCGGGAGGCGGCGTGATGGCCGGCCACTGGGCCGACCGCGCCGCCTGCGGCCAGGTCGACACGGAGCTGTGGTTCGCGGCCGACACCGCGCAGGCGGTCGCGATCTGCGGCCGGTGCCCCGTCCGCCGCGCCTGCCTCGCCGCCGCCATGGCCGAGGAGGCCGGGTGCGGCCCGGACCGCCGGTGGGGCGTCCGCGGCGGCCTCACCCGCCACGACCGCTGGCGCCTCGCCCGCGACCGCGACACCCAATCCACCCCCCAGACGCAGCAGTAGGAGCACCACATGCCGTGGTTCAAGATCGACGACGGGTTCCACTGCCACCCCAAGGTGTTCGCAGCCGGGACTCCCGCGATCGGCCTGTACGTCCGCTGCGGGTCGTGGGCTGCCCAGCAGGCGACCGACGGCGTGGTGCCCAAGCAGATCGCCAGGCTGTACGGCACCCCGCGAATGATCAAGGCGTTGGTGGACGCGGGACTGTGGCACCAGAAGGACCACGACTGCGAGTCGTGCCCCGAACTCGATGCCAACTCGTACTGCATTCATCAGTATCTGGAACGCAATCCGAGTCGAGTTGACGTCGACTTGGCTCGCAAAGCCAAGTCAGAACGACAGCAGCGATGGCGGGATAACAAGAAGAAGACGCAGATCACGCCCCCGGAGCAATCTGAGGTAGACGGGGATGTAGACGCGTCTACGCGCCGTCACGGTGACGCTGCCCCCAACCCAGCCCGTCCCGTCCCCTCCCCTTCTCCTCCTACGGAGGAGAAGAAAGCTAGCCCCGACGGCGCGCCGGATGCCCGTATCGGGGACCGCCCCCGAATCCCTGCGAACTCCCGACCGCTCGTCGACGCCATCGGCGCGGCAGGCATCCGGGGCGTCGGATGGGACCTCGGGACCACCGACTGGTTCGTCGTCGAAGCGCTGATCAAGCGGTGTGGCATCGACGCTCTCGTCGCCTCAGCAGTCGCGTCGGCACAGGGCGCGCGCACCGCTCCCCGGTCGGCCCGCTACTTCCTGCCGGCTTGGAGAGCCCTCCCGGACGCCCCGGCGGCTGGGCGCTCCCCGCTCCCGGCCGCTGTCGGCGCTGCACCCCCACCGCCGAGCCACAACGCATCCGTGATCGCCCGCTTCCGCGCCCGCGCACAGGAGCAGACCTCATGAACCTCGACCAGACCGCCGATCTCCTGGAACTTCTCTCCGCAGCAAACGTCCTCAACCGGCTTGACGACCGCACTCCCGACGTGTGGCACGCCGCCCTGGGTGACCTGCCGTACCGGGACTGCATGGCCGCCGCCGCCGACCTGATCCGCACCCAGCAGTGGGTGAAGATTTCCGACATCCGCAACGCGGTCCGCGAACGCCGCGCTGCCGCCGCCTCGGACTTCGTGGGCCCCGGCCTGTCCGCCGAGGTGCCGGACGCCGACCCGGACGACGTGCCTGCCTACCTCGCCGCCCTGCGCGGGCAGCGTGTCCGCGCCGCCAGCGGGCTTGAGCAGCCGCGCCCGGTCGCCGCGCTCGTCTCCGGGGTCGGCCGGTCGATACCGGCCGAACGGCGCGCGCCCGGGGCGATGTCGGTCGTGTGCCCCCGCTGCCAGACCCCGATCGGGAAGGGCTGCCGCCTCCCGTCCGGACGGCCGCGGACCGCCGGGCCGCACCGCGAGCGCGCGCAGGCTGCCCGGCAGCGCTGGGAGGCCGCCTCGTGACCGCCCCAGCCGCCCCGCGGCGCCCGCGTCCGCCGGGTCTGGACCGCGCCTGCCCGTGGTGCGCAGCCCGCCCCGGCTGGCGCTGCACCGGACGCCGCGGACGCGTGCTCCCCACCAGCCACCCCAGCCGCACCGACACCGAAGGGAAGGCCGCCTCATGACCCGCAGGAAGACCATCGTGCCGTTCGGCACCCACACCACGATCTGCACGCCCTGCCAACGCCACCGGCACCACGCGTGCTGGGCACACACCACCGCCCTCGGCATCGGAGGCGAACCCGGCTGCCCCTGCGGCTGCCACGACCCACTCGACGAGCCATGGCCCACCGACGAGGCCATCGACGACATGGCAGCCGCCGGCACCCTCGCCGACTTCGTGAAGTCGCAGAAGGCATGGGCGCTCGGCTCCGGCCCGATCCACTTCGAGGAGCCGTGCCGACGCTGCGCCGCGAAGCAGGCTGCGCGCACCGGCGTGCAGGGCCGTCTGCCGATCAACGGCGAGACCCCATGACCGCCGTGCAGGCCGCGCTCGGCGACCGCGACAACCCCACACCCACCACCCCCGACACCATCCCCACCGGATGCCACTGGTGGACCGACCCCGACGGCGCCCTCTGCCTCATGCCCGGCTGCATGGCCCGCGTCCAAGACCCCGACGCCGAATGCACCTGCGACAAACTCGGCGCCCGCCTCGAACGCGTCCAACAGCAACTCCGCGACCTACGCGAACAGCAGCACTACGCCGACACCTGGTGGCACGCACTCCGCGCCGCAGTCGACGCCCACCCCGACGCCGCGACCCTCATCGCCGACACCCGCCGAAAGGCCGGCCGATGACCGCCGCCGCCGTGTGCCGTGTGTGCAGGCACCCCCTTCGCGCCCCAGCGTCCCGCGCCGCCGGCATCGGCCCCATCTGCCGCCGCAACACCGCCCCGCAGCCCGCGGCGGTCGCGGCGGTGGCCGTGTCGGACGGCGCCCACGGCCGCGTGACCGGACAGACCGCGATCCCCCTCCAGCCCCAGCTACCGACAGGAGACCCGACCCCATGACCGCTCGAAGCCCCCGCCGGGCGCCCGGGGACATGTTCCCCGGCATGCCCGATGTGCTCGCCAAGAAGCCGCCCAAGGCCGGGGAGAGCGAGCACGAGGCCCGCACCCTGGACGAGGCCATCGGGCGCAGCTACGAAATCCTCGACGAGGCCCTCGCCCGCTTCCGGGAGGCCGCCGGGGTGTTCTGGCTGTTCTCCGGCGGCAACGACTCCGTCGTCGTCGGCCACCTCCTGCGCGGCCGGTACGACGCGGTGCTCCACGTCAACACCGGCACCGGTATCCCGGACACCACCCAGCACGTCCGCGAGGTCGCCGACGCCTGGGGCGACACCCTCCACGTCCTCCAGCCGCGCAACCGCTACGAGGACCTGGTCATGGGCCGGGTCATCGCCTCCACCGGCCCCAACGCCGGCGTGCGGCCCGTCTGGAAGGGCTTCCCGGGCCCGGCCGGGCACAAGGTGATGTACCGCCACCTCAAGGACCAGCCGCTCATGGCGTTCCGCAACTCCGTGCTCGGCGACCAGCGGCGACTGCCCCGCGCCGAGCGCCGCCGGATCATCTACCTCGGCGGGATGCGCTGGGACGAGACGGACCGCCGGTTCCGCAACGCCGAGGCGATCGACCCAGCCGGGTCCATCGTGTGGGTCTCGCCGCTGGTGCACTGGACCGACGCCCACATGCGCGAGTACCGCGCCCGCCACCGCTGCCAGGAACAGCACGACCACGCCGAGCACCGGCTGTGCACGCCGGATGCGCTGCCCCTCAATCCCGTCACCGAGCACCTGCACATGTCGGGCGAGTGCCTGTGCGGGGCCTACGCCAAGCCAGGAGAGCTGGACGAGGTCGAGTTCTTCTACCCGGAGGTCGCCGCCCGGCTGCGGGCGCTGGAGGCCGAAGCGGAGGCGGCGGGCGAACGGCGCTGCCGCTGGGGCCGAAAGGACCCCGCCGGCGCCACCGACACCGCGCCCGCCGGGCGCCTGTGCTCTTCCTGCGTCGCCCCCCTGCCCGGGCAGGGCGACATCACCGACGACTGGCTCACCTCCGGCCTGATCACCCCCGAGCAGCACGCCGAGTTGAACCAGACCGCCACCCCGTGACCACCACGCAGGACGCCCGGGCCGCAGCAACCGGCCCGGGCGCCCCGACAGCACACCACACCACCGACCTGGAGGACCAGATGAGCACCACCCCCGCCCGGGCCGAGCGCGCGGCCCGCGCTGCCGAGGCCGCCGCCCGGAACGTGCCCAACAACCCGCGCCCGCTGTGCACCTCGTTCGTCGAGCAGCCGGAGCCGTCCGCTTTCTGGTGCGGCCGGTGCCACTGGAACCGGCCGATGCACGACTCGGACGTCGAGCGCGCCGCGATCGCTGCCGAACTGGAGCGCCTGACCGCCGCCGGGGGTGCCCGGTGAGCGCCCCCGCCCGTATCCAGCCGACCCGCTACGAGGTCAACTGCCTGCCCGAGGACGACATCAACGGCCACTCCTTCGCGCTCGCCGTGGAGTACCGCGGCCGGGACCGGTGGGCCGTCGTCCGCCACGGCCAGTGTCTCGGCGCCGACGGCACCTGGTCCTACGAGTCGGTCCCATCCGAGCGCACCGACGAGTGGCTCGACCATCACCGCTTCGACCTCGGCACCGCGCTGCGCCTGGCGCTCGCCGCCGCGCCGTCGGTGACGGTCAACGGCTGGACCGTCGCGGATGCGCTCGCGATGCACGCCGCGACCACCGACGAGGAGCGCGACGCCGTGTGGGCCACGATCCGCGCCCGGCACCGCGCCGCCCACGCCGGGGGTGAGGCGTGATGGCCGGCCCGTCCAGCGCCCCGCGTGGTGAGCGCCCCGGTACCCCCGGCGCCGCGTGGGAGACCCAGCTCGTACTCGGCGGCGAGGAGCTGCTGCCCGACGGCGTCGAGCCGCCCCGCGCGAACCGCCGAGCACGCCGAGCAGCCAAGCGCGCCGCGCGCCGCACCGCCGCCCTGCCCGCCCCCGCCACCGAGGAGAACCGCCGTGCCTGACGTCCTGCCGGACTACCTCGTCCGCTACCTGGAACAGCGCGCCCAGCAACGCGCCGACGCCATCAACAACGTCCTCGCCCGGCTCACCGACCGCGAGCGGGCCCTCATCCGGGACGCCGCCGTCATGGGCTACGTCCAGGGGCGCCGCCACCCGGAGGGCGATCCGCACCCCAAGGACGGCGATGTGCTGACCCAGGTGATCGACGCCTGTTTCTCGTTCGCCGACCTGTACCCCGCCATCAACGCCGTGGCTGCCGGGGCGCCGACCGCCACCGAGGAGACCGACCGATGACCGAGCCCACGCCCGCCGAAACCCTCACCGCCGCCGCCGAGCGGCTGGAGACGGCGGCCACCTCCGCGCACCGCGCGTCCCCCGAGCCGTGGACCGTGACCGACGAGCACGTGATCCGCTGCGCCGACGACATGATCGTTGCCGACCGCAGCGGTACCGACGACCCCGCCGAGCGCGCCGACCTGCCGTACATCGCGACCATGCACCCCGGCGTCGGACGCGCGATCGCCGCGTGGCTGCACCGGGCCGCAGGGCGCACGGCCGAGGTGCAGCGGCACCTCGGCGACGAGTTCCAGGACGGCGCACTCGACCAGGACGCCCATGACGCGCTCGCCGTGGCCCGCGCGATCCTCGCCCCCGCCGTGCCGCTCCACGGCCCGCAGGACGCCACCACAGCCACCCACGCAGGCACGGAGACGCCGGACGCGCGTTCGAGGCCGCAGGAGGGCGCACAGGCGATCGAGTGCCGCGAGTGCGGCGACACGGGCGCCTGCGCGGGAGGCCCCTGCGCGATCGCCCCCACCCCGGCCGCCGGGCTGCGCGACCGGATCGAGACCGCGCTCGACGACTTCGACGCCGCCCGCGCCACAGACGCCGTGCTCGCCGCGATCGGACCCGAGCTCACCGCGATCGCCGAGGCCGCCGCGGCGGCCGTCGAGGACCAGCGCGCCCGCGCCGACCGGGCCGAGGCCCAACTGCGCGCCGTCCGCGCCGAACTGGACGCACTCGACAGTGAGGCGCCGTACCTGTCGCCCGTCGCCCGCACCGCCCACACCCAAGCCACCGACCGAATCCGCGCCGAACTCGACGCCACCAACACCCCGAAGGAGCCCTGATCGTGGCCCTGCCCCGACGCTTCCACCTCCTCCGCCGCCAGGACGTAACCGGTGTCGCTGGCACCGGCCGCATTGTCGAGGGCCTGGAGTTCAGCGACGGCCGCGTCGCGCTGCGCTGGCTCACCGACACCCGCTCCACCGCCATCTACGACTCCACCGACGACGTCATGGCCATCCACGGACACGGCGGCCACACCCGCATCGTCTGGGACGACCCGGCGCCGGCCGTCACCGACCCGCGCGGACTGGGCGGCAGCATCGTCGGCCCTGGCGGACCCCACGACCGCCACGGCGTCATCATCGACACCGACCACGCCGTACTCCTCAACGAGTCCCACGTGGCGCAGGTCGAAGTCGGCCGCCAAGGACCCGTGTTGGCCATGCAGCTCTCCGGCCGCATCAACAAGAGCAGCGACCGCGCCAGCGTGCTTTTCCTCCTCAACGGCGACGGCGCGGCAGCGCTCATCTCCGAACTCGTCGCGCTCGCCACCCGAATCGGCCCCGAATTCGCCGCTGCGCTCACCGCGCGGCTAGCCCACCTCGACGAGCAGGGCGCCACAGGTACCGACGACACCCCCAAGCCGTAACCCCGGTGGCCCGGCCGAGCGCCGGGCCACCACCCACCCGACCGCACCGACCCATCGAGCAGAGATGCCATTTCCCGCCGACATAGTCGCGCTCAGACGGCCTGAGGCCCGTTCGGCACCCATCGGCCCCATCGCCCCCAAGTCCGACCCCGGCAGCGCCATCCCTACCCCTGAAAGGCGAACCATGATCAGCCACGGCGAATGCGGCAAGACCGGACCGGTCTGCGCCGCGCACATTGCCCCGTATGTCACGAAACATTCAACTCCGACTCCGCCGCCGAGAAGCACCGCAAGGGCCGCTACGGCATCGACCGCCACTGCATCCAGCCCGCCGACGCCGGACTGATCCCCGTCGAACACCCCTGGGGAACGTGCTGGCAGAGCCCTGGCGCAGACCTCCGCTTCACCGATCACGAGGAACTCGCCTCCGCCGCGTGACCCCCACGCACCCCCAGGGGCCCGGCACCGACCGGCCGGGCCCCACCCGCACACCGCACGAGGAGCCACCGATGCACGAGCACGACGACGCAGCCCCGTCCTGCACCAGCTGTCACCGGGCGCTGCACCCGATCGAGGCCACGAGGTGGGCCTGCGCCGGATGCCAGCAGCAGGCCGCTCAGCAGCTCGCCGACCTGCCGACCCTGCACCGGCAGCTCGCCGACGTGCTCACCCCCGGCCGCGGCGCCCACGTAGTCGGCTCCCGCGGCGCCTACGGGCCACGGCCGCCCGCCGACCTCGACGTCATGGACCTCACCGACCCGCGTGTCGGCGTGATCGCCACCCTCGTGTCCTGCGTGCGGGACTGGGTGGAGACGTCCCGCGAGGGCGACGCGGGCGGCACGCTCACGCCCCCGGAATGGCCGGCCGGTCCGGATGCCCGGCTCGCGGCGCTGTGCCGCTGGCTGCGCTGGCACCTCGACTGGGCATGCGGCATGCACCCCGGCGTCGGCGACTCCCTGCGAGACATCCAGCAGGTGCACCAGCACGCGCACAGCCGCGCCACCGGCGAACGCGGCGAACGGCGCGTCACCGTCGCCTGCCCCTGCGGCGGCCTCCTGCGCGTCGGCGCCTCCACCCCCAGCGCCACCTGCGGCACCTGCGGCACCCGGTACGGGCACGACGACGTGCTGCGGCTCCCCCTCGCACCCAGGGCCATGGCAGCGGCAGCGGCGTGACGAAGCCCCCGCCTGGGCCTGGCAGAATCGGCGCATGCCTCAAATGCTGAAGCTCAGCGGCGAGTCGAAAGACATGACGCTGGACGAGATCGAACAATTCGTGAAGCTGGCACGGGCCGCCGACGCCCCCGGCGACCGCCCCGTCTACGCCGAGCTGAGCACCAACGGCAAAGTAAAGCAACTGGAGATATCGCTCGGCGAGGACGCCGAACGGTACTGATGCATGACGAAGTCCCCGCCGGCCGTCGGCGGGGACTTCGTCGCGTTTGGCGTCAGGGGAGTGGCGCGATCTGCGTGACGTGCAGCGTCTTCGACTGGTGCGAGACGTAAAGCACGGCATACGCGCCGTCCACGATCACCTGGCGAATGGTGAAGTCGGCCATCCCGTAGGGGTGCGTGGCGCCGAGCGGATCGTCGCATGCGTTCGTCAGGGCCACAGTCAGGGCCTCGCTCACAGATGGGGGCAGCGCGTCCTGCGCCGGTTCGGTTTCCGGGTCGTAGCTCAGTCGATAGGTCACGCCGCATTCCTCGGTTGGGTGGCGTCTGACCCGGACACCATTCGGGCCTCTCCAAGGCCCGTTCAGCGTAGTCGATCTGTAGCAGTCCGTTAGCCTTAAGGGTGATCAGGCGGCGCCGCGTGACTGAATCCGCTGTGCCTCGTCGCGCACCCGTTCGGTTACATCGGTCCACTCGCCCGGCAACGGCTCGCCATGCTGCTCGGCCTCGGCGAGCGCCTGCGCCTTTGCCACACCGGCCTGCATATCCTCCGCGGCCTTCCGCCAGCGGGCGAACACTTCGAGCAGTTCGTCCGCAGGCGCGCGATTGATCTGCGACAAGAAGCGTTTCGACAGGACCGGATTACCGAGAGATTCGCAAATCCGTTCGATCGTCCACGGCCCGCCGCTCATCACGCTGCTCCCCTGAGTGTTGAATTCCATCCGAGGGTAGCGCGCCACACCTGCACGTGCGCCGTGCCCGCACTGCGGTACCCCATCGAACCCCCCTGCGAAACAACCCGAAAGCAGGCAAGAAGGACGCCAGCCCGTCCTAGACCCTACTGAGTTAGTAGGGTCTAGGACACTCCGAAACCCCCGATGAGCCCCGTCACCCTGCTTCGCCCCCGGGCGCTATGCGCCTGTCGCAGGCCTGGGTCTGCTGCCTTGTCCGGAAACCGCCGCGTCAGGACCGTCGAACACGGGGAGGCATGGACGCGCCACACACGGCGACGACACAGGGGGCGATACATGGCATTCGGCAGGAGCCACGCGACGGACGCACTCAGCAGCATCGGCACCGCCATCAGCGCGCTCGGCGAATCCGTGCGCAAGGGAGCAGCCGACGTCACCGCTGCCATCACCAAGGCGCACACCGACCTCAACACGAAGATCGACGCCATCGGAGCACGCCTCCACATCATCCAGACCAACACCCTCACCAGCTCCGACGGCGAGACGATCCGCCGCGAAATCACGAACCTCCGAACAGAGGTCGCCACATGGAAGGCCGAAGCCGCCGCCGTCCGCGCCGAAGCTGAGGTCACCCGCCGGGCCCTCGAAGCGGCCACCCAGCCAGCCACCCCGGCCGGCGAGAATCCGAGCGCCCTGCCGCCCGACGGCTCCCCACCACGCGAACACCCAACCACGGCGAACACTCCATCGAGCGAACCCAGCCGCCCCGACGCCGACCGCAATGACGTCGGGGAGTACCACGACCTCCTACTCATCGCCGGCCGCGTCTCCTCGGCCAAGATCGTCGTTCATCGCGACTTGTGGGCGTTCCTCATCGAACACGCCGCCGCCGAACAGCACTTCCGCGTCCCAGGCGATGTCAAAGAACTCGACGAGGGCCGCGTCGAGGTCGCACTCTCCGGGCGCTCCCTCATCGCCGCCATCACGGCTGTCTGGGAACTCCGGCGCCGTCGAAGCCGCGACCAACTGGTAGGCGACTGGGCGCTCGCCAACACCCTCTACCAGTCCCTCCGCCTCGGCATCCACGACGCCTCCCGATCCGACCAGGGCCCAGGGGCCAAGCGCATCACCATCGACATCGACCTCCAGCAAGGCGGAGCGCTCCCCGTGCCCGACAGCAATCCGCCGGAGGGCGACCAGCCGTAGACACGCCGCCGCCCCGACCCATGGCAGTTGGGTCGGGGCGGTGAGCAATTACCATTACTGGTAACTGCTTCGGCAGTCAGCCCGCCTGTTCGATGGCGGCGGCCATCTCGGCGCGGCGCTTCTCGATGCGCATCTGCACGAACGCGATCCCGCGCGGGGTCAGGTGCAGCGTGTAGTGGGCGCACGAGCCCCACGTGTGCTCGACGACCCGCTCGACCGCGTTGAAGCAGTCGGCGTGCGCCGCGTAGAAGTCGTACTGCGCCGCCCCGCACGTGGCCTGACGGCGGTACACCAGGCCCTCGTCGATCAGGAACACGCGGAGTTGCTTCTCTGCCCAGCCGAGCAGCTTCGCGGCCTGCCGCACCAGCACGTCACCGTCCTGCGCGGCCATGAGCGTGTCGTGCGCCAGCGCCTTCGGCTCCAGTGCGCGAATTTTCGTGTCGGCCTCGACGAGTTGCCGAGCGGTCGCGACGTAGTGCTCGGCGAGAGCGAGGACACCCGTCGGGGTGGACAGGTCCGGCAGGGCCGGTGCCGTCTCGGCCTCCCGGGTCCTCACCGCGAAGTACACCAGCGCCTCCCGGATCTCCGGCTTCCGCGAGTCGCCACGCATGGCCGTGAGGTAGGCGGCGTAGCGGGAGAGCTGATAATCCTCGCGCGGCGCACCGCCGGTCCCTTCTTGTCGGTACCGGCAAAGAGCCAGGTCAGCTGCCTCGTTCCCCTGTTCCGCGATGATGACCGCCCGAGCCTGCTCGATGGCCTCGGTGAACCGGCGCCACTGGGCGTACCCCAGGAACGGCATCAGCTCCCGGGCCACCCAATACTCGGAGCCGTCCGTTCGGGTGTGTCGTAGGGCATCAAACGGGGAGCCATCCCCCCGTGGGACCATGGACATGGTCCACTCCTCTCTCCTGCTACGGAAACGCGGAGTCGATCAATGGGTCTGCGCCCGGTAGCCGCCGGGCGCAGACCTAATATTAGACACTCGCTCAACATTGCGCAACGAAAGTCCATCCATGCACAATGGCGGCATGGATGAGATGTGGGACTTCGAGGCCCTTGGTAACGCGCTCCGCGATGCCCGAGTCGCGAGCGGGCGGACCCAGGCAGAACTCGCCGACGCCGCAGGTGTTTCGCGTGGCAGCGTCATGAACCTGGAGCAAGGCACCCCCTTCAGGCGTGTGCCGACAAGCCTCTCGAAGGTGGCTGAAGCGCTGGGATGGCCACACGGGCGCGCGATGGCCTTCCTAGGAGGGCGCCGACCGGACCGGTTGCCCACCGCCCTTGAGCGGCAACTCCGTTCGACGCTCTTGAGCCTGCCGCTCCGCGTTGCGCACGAACTTTCCGGCGGGGAACTGGTCGACACTGATGTCGTCGATCTGAGCGTCTACGACCCCCAGACGGCAACCCATCTAGTCATCGTCTGCAAGCGGTACGCCGAGTTCTCAGCCGGAGAAACCGGTGACTCCGAAACCGACTTCGCGTTCTGGAACTACATGCAGAAGGCGATCCACGCAGCCGCCGAAGACTGGGGAGCCATCCGAGACGCGGACGATGCGCCAGCGGCATTCCTGACCTGCAGTCTCGACACCTGGCTGTTCATCCTTGGCGAGGTCCGGAAACAGATCGAGTGGCGCATGAACCCGGCGTTCGACCGCGACGGTGACCTGTGCGAGGTCACTCTTTCGGGGCGTGACCTCGCAGCTATCGTCCAGGCGATGCGGCGTCTGCGTCGCAGTGGGAACGCGATGGAAGCCACCATGGCTAGCCTCGTGTACGAGGCAATCCTGGACAGCCTGCAGCAGATCCAGGCCCGCGATCAGCCCGTGCACATCACTATCGAAGAACGGCTGCTTGCGCGCTGAGCTGACGCTGGATCAGCGCCCCTGGTCGCAGGGGTGGCGCCCGCTACCCGTTGGCGGGTCGCAACTCCTCGTCGAGCCACACCTGCACGGGCTCGTACAGCCCGTAGGGCACGTACTCGGCGATCTCGCCGTGCGCGACCCACGCGATCTCGGCGATCTCCTCCTCGTCGCCGACGACCGCTTCGCCATCGAGTACGCGGCAGGCGGTGTACGACATGGCCCGGCCGGTCTTGGGATGGATGCGCTCGCCGAGGAGCTTGACGGCCTCGACGTTCAGGCCCGTCTCCTCCAACGTCTCGCGGACGGCAGCCTCCTCGGCGGTCTCGCTGGCCTCGATGCCGCCGGCCGGGAACTGCCAGCTCAGTTCGCCCTCCTTGACACGCCGCCGGACCATGAGGACGCGCCCGCCCTGGACGACGATCCCGGCGCTGATGCCGGGCTTCTCTTCGGTGGTCTGGTCGGTCACGCGGTCTCCAAGGCGGCGAGGATGGGCGGGTACAGGCTGTCGGTCCGGATGAATCGGGTGAGCGCCGAGATGGGCACCCAGGTCACGTCGGTGTTCTCGATGGGGTCGCGGTTGGTGGCCTCGCCGGCGAGGTAGTCGGCGATGAAGTAGTCGGCGAGAACGCCGGTCACTGGGTGGAGCCGCTGCCCGAGCTGGCGGCGGACGGCGCAGTGGACGCCGGTCTCGGCGTGGGTCTCCTGCACAGCCACGGCCTCCGCGTCGGCGCCCGGCTTGACCACTCCGGCCGGGAACTGCCAGCGGAGCGTCTCGCCGTCGCGACGACAGACGAGCAGCACCTCACCGGGGCGGACGACGACGGCGATGGCGACCCGGAGGACCTGCGCGGTGACGGCGGCAGGCGGCCGGGACATCAGCGCGAACCGTCGCTTCACCGCGTCACCTGCCCTCTCAAGAGTCGTGTCGAGCATCTGCTGCATGTCGGGGCGCGGGATGATCTCCGGCTGAGAATTCCAGGTGGCGACGGTCCGCACCGCGATGCCAAGGTGAGCAGCGAACGCCTCGTTGGTCATGCGGAGGGCGTCCTGGAGTGCCCGGGCTGTGCGCCCGGTCCACGTCTCGACGACGTCCATCCTCGGCCTCCCACCCCGCCCGGACGGGCCTGTTGCACTAGGACTGCACTGCCGCTGTACCCGCTGCACTATGCCCGCCCCGGAACCTCATGGCTACTGCGCGTCATCCGGCGTTGACTCGGCGACATGAAAATTCACGTCGTCCCCGGGGGAGCCGAGGTCGCCCCTTCGGTCTTCGAGTCCTTCGGCCTGGGTGGAAGTTCGTCGCTGTCCCCAACGAGCCATACCAAGAAGCCGTTGATGTGCGAGTTCATGTCGGAGCCGACCTCGGCGACGGCAAGCTTGGCCCGAGCGTGCAGGTCTGGGTCGGGCCGGTACGTGCGCGCTGGTTTGAGGTGGACTCCTGCTGGCATGGGTGAATCTTTCCATAGTGGCTTGCCACTCGTCTATGGACTGCGCTACGTTAGTGGAGTGCCACTCGGGCTGCTCCACCAGCTCCGGCATGTAAACGGCCCCAGCTTTGGGACTCCACTCCCAGGCCAGGGCCTAACCGAACTCCCTGCTTCAACCAAGGAGACCGGCTGTGCTTGATACTGCCATGCCTGCGGGACAGCCCGCGAGCACTTCCTCCACCCCTTCGCCTTCCGCTCCGTCCCCGGCTCCCGTCGCCCTCAGCATTGAGGCGGAGATCCTGACGTGCGCCGACACGGGGCGGCCCGAGCTGGTCGTGAGTGCCAACGGCGCGTCCTACGAGGCCCGCACTCCCGAGGAGTTGCGCGCTGAGATCGCCGCCGCCCGGGACCGCCTCACGCGCCTCGACGCACTGGCGGACCAGTACGAAGCGCTGACCTCCCCGCCCGCCAGCCCGTGCTTCTCGTGGTGCGACCACCCCAGCGAGTTCCCGGGCGAGCACATGTCCGCGAAGGCCCACCTGCCGATCCCGACGGGCTTGGACGTAGAGCGCGCGGAGCTGCTGTCCGTGGCGGTCGCCGCCGACGACTACACGGTGGACAGCGAGCCCGAGGTTCTCATTGGGCACGCCGGCGACATGCTGGCGCTCCCCGGCGACCGTGCCGAGCGGTTTGCCGGTCAGCTGATCGACTTCGCCAACGAGGTCCTCGCCGCCGTCCGGCGCACCACCGAGAAGCGCCTCGCCGTCTAGCTAGCTCTCAGCCCCGGTGGTGGCGTGATGCTGCGCGATCGAATCGCGCCCGGGGCACGGTCAGACCCCCCGTTCGTCGGCGCTGCAACGCCATGTGACGACGGAGGGCCTGGTGATCAACCTCAACCCCTGTGAGAGATGAAGGAGATCAACGTGAAGAGTACCTCTCTGTCCGACGGTGACGCCGCCGCGGTTTCCGAGCTGGACCGCTACCGCCGGGCGCGCGTCTCGGTGGCGGACGCGGAGGCGGCGCACCGCGCGGAGTTGCTGGAGTGGCTGGTTGGCCGCGTGTCGGCCGCGGCGCCGCTGGACCAGGTCCAGTACGCGGCCGTCGCCCGCGAGTGCGACGCCGCCAACCCCGACGAGCCGTCGTTGCTGGACGAGCTGTTCGCGGCCGTCGAAGGCGACGCGTTCGAGGCCGCCGCATGAACGACCCGATGCTGACCGCCACCACCCTCCGGGCGCTCCCGTGCGCCGAGACTTGGCGGCAGGAGACCGCGCGGCTCGCGGACGAGCAGCGGCTGTGGAGCGGCGCCCACGGCGGTGTCCTCACCGGCCGCGAGATCGCCGACCTGCTGGTCGCGGCGCGACGGCACCTGGAGGCCGAGGGCTGGCGCCCCACGGAGTTCAACGGCGTCGTCGAGGCGCTGATCGACGAGTCGGGCGGCGACCTGGCGGCGTGGACCGCGGCGAAGGCGCTGGTCGAGTTGATGTTGCAGGCCCGTAGCGGGGCGCCGCGCCCGGTGAATCTCGACGCGTGGGGGCGCCGCGCCGGCCGCAGCTGGACCGAAGTGTGCTGGCTGCTGCGGGATGCCGCGCAGCTCGCCCGCGAGCACGGGCCGCTGGGAGGTGGCCGGTGATGGGACGCAGCCAGCAACCGAGTGAGCATCTGGCGCAGACGGAGCAGGAGCGGGCCGACAACCTTGCGGACTACATCGACCAGATCCAGTCCAGGCCGGATCACCCGTCGGCCGGCAGCCTGCCGCACTACCAGGCGGCCTACCGCAATGCCTCGTCGCTCGCGGCGCAGAACACCGCGCAGCCCGGGGGTCGGTCGTGAGCGCGGCCGGAGTCCGCGTGCGCCAAACCCACCGCGACCTGACCCGACCCGTCGTCCAGCACTGAGGAGGAGACACGCATGGCCCGGACCCAGTACCGGTGGGAGTGGGAGATCGAGCTCGTCGTCAGCGGGGCGCGCTTCCGCACGTCGGGGACATCGTATGCCGACGTCGGGCGCACTGAGGCGCAGGTCCGCGACCACGTCGCGGAGGACCTGGCCCGCCAGTTCGCCCGGCAGGTCGGGGCCCGGCAGGTGACCTGCCAGGTCATCTACTGGCAGGCCCGCACCGTCTGACCGCCGCCCGGCGGTAGCCCACGCGTCCCGGACGCCCATCCGGGGCGGGTGGAGATCCGCCAGACACACCCGCACCGCACACCCCTACCCGAGGAGTAGACATGCTCATGACACGACTCGATCGGCAGTGGCGCGACGCCCGCACCCTGACCGACCTCGGCCACGCCACCGCCCTCTGGCTCGAAGGCGGCCTCCGCCGCCACCCCAACGGGTACGACACCCCGGCCGCCGAGACCCGCAGCCTCATCCCCACCCTCGCCGCCGCAAACCGCGCCGGGTACGTCACCGACCAATCCCAGCCCGGAGGCGTCGGCCCCGGCTCCGGCCGCGCATGGTGGGAGCAGCGCGCCGCCGTCGACGGCTGGATCGCCGACCCCCGCCTGCTGGGGCGCCTGCTCGCCGCCGCGCGCCGCGACGGGCTGATCGCGTCCACCGGCGGCAAGCCGATCGTCGTCACCCGCCGCAACGGGGAGCCGCACACCGACTTCGGCGGAGACATCCCGCCCCGGCACCTGCGCGGGATCTGGCGTGGCGTGCACCCCGCCGCGATCGACGAGATCCAGCGCGCCACGCACCTCGCTCTCATCGACCCCGCCTGGGGCCCGTCCGACCGGCTGTGGGGCGCGATCGACAAGGCGGTCCGGTGATGCGCGCCTTCCACCTGCTCGCGATCGCCGCGCCGCTCGCCATCGCCCTGACCCCCTGACCTCCCGGAAGGACCCCTGATGTCTACCGCCGATGTGGCGAGGCTGGCCGGCCTGATGGCCAGGCGCCTGGACGCAGTACACCCGGTGATGCTGCCGCTGGTCGTGCTGCTCCTGGTCGCGGTGAGCCTCGTCGCCGTCCCCCTCACCGCCACCGGCGGTGTCCTCGTCCTGATCCGCCGCGCACTCACCGCGGCCGTCAACTACCAGCCCCGGAAGCGGGTGAAGTCATGACCACCACCATCGACCACGTCAACGGCACCGGCAGCGACGTCGACCTCGTCGCCGCCGCCCGCGCCGAGGCCATCCGCCGCGAAGCCGAGACCCGCGCGGAAACCGACCTCATCGCCGCCCGAGCCGCCGCGGACGCCGAACGCGCCCGCGCCGAAGCCGACGCCGAAGCCACCCGCATCAAGGCCCAAGAGGAGGCCGAGAAGCAGCGCCTCGCGAACGAGACGGTTGAGCTGCGGCAGCGCCGAACCCGCGCCGAGCAGGAAGCGAAGATCGCCAAGGCCGAGGCCGAGCGCGAGGCCACCATGCGCGCCGCCGCGCAAGCGCGCCGCGCCGATGAGGCCGAGCAGCAGCAGGCCGAACAGGAACACAAGAGCGTCGCCGAGGCCGACGCCAAGTGGCGGAAGTACGCGAAGCGGTTCGCGATCCTGTGCGGCATCGTCGCGCTCCCCGTGCAGCTCGCCGCTTTCTGGAACGAGGATGCGCCCTGGCTCGTGGCCGCCCCCGTCATGCTCGAACTCGGCGCCTGGGTGGTCCACAGGGGTGCTGCCGCCGCCGTCGCGAATGGCCGGCCCGCATGGCACTACCGCACGATCGTGTGGCTCCTCGCCCTCGTGGCCGCCGCCGTCAACCTGTCGCACGGCCTGCACGCGTTCGACCCCGCGACTGCCTGGGCGACTGCGTTCGCTTCGATCGCTGGGCCCGGGGTGTGGGACCTCCACGAGCACGGCCGCATCGCGAAGCGCGACGGCCGCGAGACTCGGCGGCAGCGCAAGCAGCGCGAGAAGAACGAGGGGAAGCGGCGCGCCGAAGAGTCCGAGAGGGCAGCAAAGCAGGAGGCGGACAAGAAGGCCGCCCAGGAGGCTGCGGAGCAGGCGGCGAAGGTGCTCGCCGAGCAGCGCGCCCAGCTCTACCCCGACGTGTGGAAGCACGCCGTGAAGCTCGCCGCGGCCCTCGGTGAGACCACCGTTACGGACGCCATCTGGAACAAGGCGCACGAAAACATTGAGGGCGCCCCGCCTGGCGAGGATGTCGAGACGATCCGCATGCGAAACCAGGCCGCGCACCGTGTCGAAGCCGCCCGCACCGGCACCCCCGTGAACCGTGTCGCAACGGCCGTGTCGTCGCAGGTCGCATCTCAAATGCCCCGCCCGAAGAGGCCGGGCCCGAAGCAGCGCGCGACGCGGCGGCCGGGGGACTCCCCGAAGCACTCGCGGGGCGCCCGCAACCAGGCGTCCATCACTGCCAAGAAGGCGATCGAGAAGAGCGGAGTGGACCAGTGAGCGCGGAGTCGATTCAGCCCGCGGGCGACGCGACGGTTGTGCGACTGTCGGACCGCCGCGCGATGCCTGCGGACACGTCCGTCGGCACCATCCGGCTCGGTGGCGAGCACGGTGTGGAGCAGCTGCCCGATGCGGCGCCGCGGCCCACGATCCGGCAGCGGCTCGGCCGCGCCGCCCACGCCACCGGCGCCGCATGGGTATGGCGCCACGGGACCTCCGCAGCGCGACTCACCGCACTCGGCGTCGCCACACCCGCACGCCGCGTCTGGCGATACGAGCAGGGCGCCGAGTTCGCGCAGCAGATCCGCGAGACAGAGCTGATGATCGCCATCGAGGCCGACCCCGAGCGGCGCCGCGCCCTGAGCAACGAGATCGCGCAGATCCGCGTCGCCCGCCACCAGGCCATCCACGCCCGGCACCGCGAGAACGCCACCCTCGCCGGGCTCGGCGCCGGCGGTGCCGCCGTCGTCGCTCTCCTCGTCGCCACGGTGATGGTCGGCCTCGTCGTCCCCGCAGGAGCCGCAGCCGTCGGAGGCGGCGCCGCATGGTGGGCCGGACGGCGGGAGGAGAAGCGCCGCGGGGAGATCGAAGCCGCGGTGCAGCGCGCCGCGCTCATCGCTGCGGGCGAGCCAAGCGCCATCGAAGGCCCTTCACCGGCGTTCGGCGAGGGCGGCGTCTACAGCCCCGAGCAGCTCGGCACCGGTCAGCCCCACCCGATCGCCCGCGCCACCACCGCGGCCGAGGCCGCCGAATGCATCCTGCGGGCGCTGACCAAGGAGGGAATCCCCGTCGGCGACATCTCCGAAGTTGAGCGCAAGCCTTGGGGCTGGCAGTGCATCGTCCGCGTCACCGAAGGCACCCCCGCCGCCATCATCGCGAAGGCGGCGGATCTGGAGACGGCGTTCGACCTCCCCCAGGGTGCCGTCCGGCCGCAACCCCTCGTTGAGCGCCGGGCCTGCGCGCGGCTGCGCCTCGTCCAGTCGGACCCGTTCGCGACCGCGCCAGCCCCCGAGTATCGGGCGCCGAAGTCGATGGGCGTCACCGATAAAGCTCGGATCGGCTCATCGATCGACGGTGACCCGCTGCTCGTCACCCTCGCCGGAGTGATGGCCGCGATCGTGGCCTCCTCCGGCGGCGGCAAGACCGGCATCCTCCAAGCCCTCGGTGAAGTCACCACCGCGTGCCGCGACGCGATCACGGTCGACCTCGACCCGCACGGCGACGGCCTGGAGGACCTCGGCCCGGCCGCCCGACTCCAGGGCCGCACCCACGAGCAGATTGAGCACGCCCTGCTGTTCCTGCTGATGCTGTGCAAGGCCCGGGCGCGGTTGCGGAAGCAGCTCGGCATGGGCCGCAAGTGGATCACCAGCCCTCAGCACCCGGCGCTGGTCGTCCTGTTCGACGAGTTCCCCAAAGCCAGCGCCTTGGCGAAGAAGCTCGCGTTCGAGCTGCTCCTCGTTGGACGCAAGGAAGGTGTGTGGGTGGTCCTGGCCAGCCAGGGCGGCACGAAGACCTACCTGGGGGAGTCCATCGCGCAGATGCTGGCCATGCAGATCATGGGCCCCTGCAAGGTGGGTGACACCCGGGCCGTGATGGGTGAAGGGTCGGTCGCCGAGGGGTGGCTCCCGCACCGTCTGTCCCCGGCCACCGATACCGACCCCCGCGACGCCGGGCACGTCTACGCCAAGGGAGTTCCCGGCGCGCAGGACACGCCCGTCGAGTACAAGATCCACGAGCACCCGAAGGGGCAGCTCGCGCGGCTCGCCGAGGAGCGGCGCGACGCCGGTCTGCTCGACCCCGACGCCGACTCGCTCCAAGCCATGGCCAGCGTCGACCTGCCCGACTACGTCGAGGCCGAGTACGACGTCGAGGGCAACCTGAAGAAGGAAGCCCCGGTCGAGCTGCTCACCTGGGAGCAGCTGCTGCGGCTGTGCGAGGCCGACCCGCCCGCAAAGGCCGTGACGCCGGACACCCCGGCGCGCGCGGCCGTCCGAGACGCCGCCGCAGCCATGGACGAGCAGGGGGTCGACCGGATGCGGACCGAGCGGCTCGTCGAGACGCTCGCCGCCCGCTCGCCGGATGTCTACCGAGGGCTGACGGTCGAGAGCCTGCGGGGCCTACTCGGCGAGGGCGGGGCCGGCGCGCCGGTCACGCTCGGCCCGCTCGACGGGCTCTCGAACCCCCGCGGCTACAAGATCGGCGCCTTGCGCGACGCCCTGTGATTCATCCCGAAATGCCCGCTGCTCAGGCCCTGCTCAGCGGTGCTCCGCCGCAGGTCAGAGGCTGCTCAGGCCCTGCTCAGCGGGTGCTCAACCTGAGCGTCTGAGCAGCGCCTGAGCGGCACCCTGAGCGGCTGTGACCTGCGGAAACGAGCCGCTGAGCAGCACTGAGCAGCGAAACAAACCACCGCAAACCAACCAACCATTGAAAGGAGCCCGGCATGGCCTGGGAGCGCATCAGCAAGATCTTGGAAAGCCCGGACGGCGCCTTCGTATTCGCGCAGGCCGACCGCTCCACCGGAGCGTTCCGGGTGGTCTGCTCCGGCTGCTCAGACCTTGAGGCCACGCCTTACCGCAGTGGGTCCGGCGCCATCCTCGCCGCCTCCTACCACGCCGACCACGACCCCGCGCAACGCCACGTACCCACACGCTGAAGGAGACCCGTGAAGAAGACCCTGCTGTTCGGCGGATCGATCCGAGAGGTCGATGTCCGCCCGATCCCCACGGTGTGCCGCACCGACCACGCCAACGACACCCTCGACCGCGAGGGCTGCGGCGGTACCGGGTGGATCTGCCCCGCCTGCCACCAGGGAGACGACTGCCCGACCGTCGGCTCGGACGACTGCGAGCCCGGCACCGCAGGCGCCCAGTCCTGCGTGTGCGTCGACGGTCAGTCCGGCAACTGGAACCCCTCCACCTGGTCCTGACACCGCTATCAGAAGCAGATCCGCATCAACCCTTTGAGGAGACACCTATGGCCCACTACACCGCCGCCGAATACCGGCAGCTCCGCCGCGACGCAAAAGCGTTCGCCCGCAGCGCCCAGCCCGGGCGCACCTACTACGTGGTCGAGAAGGCGGGGGGCGTCAAGACGGCTCTCCGTGTCGGCGAAATTCAGTTCACGAAGAAGGCGTTCGTCGGCCTGATGTGGGGGTCGTACTCACCTGAGCGGTTCTTCGTCGAGTTCGGCCCCGTCTACAACGACCGCGGCCACCCGGCGATCCGCAGCCTCCCCACCTGGCGGGAGAGTGCCGAAGACGAAGTCAAGTTCGAGGCGGCGTTCCTCGGTTCCAAGGGCCATCACGAGCGCGTCCGGCAGGCGACTGCCGGAACCCCTTTCCGCTCGACCTGGTGACCGAGCCCGGGGCGCCCCTCCCGCCTGGACAGCACCGGGGCGCCCCCGCACCACCCGCATCCATTACGAGACACGGAGGTGTCACCATCATGCCCGTCGCGCTGCTCGACATCCCCATCAGCCGCCGCGAGTACGACCAGCTCCACGCCGATATCGCGGCCTACCTCGCCCAGCAGGCCGCACCCGCGCCGCCCCCGGCCGGGCGGCTCGACGCCGCGGCCCTCATCCAGCAGGCCGGCATCATCACCGGCCCCGCGCCGCGCCCCAAGCGCCGCATCCTCGGACGGCGCCCCACACCCACCCAAGTCGGAGTCGCCGGCCACCTCGACGCCGTAGTGCGCATCATCACCGTCTACGGCTGGGCCCAGCACACCCGCTGGGACGCTCAGCGGCGCTGCTGCATCGTCGGCGCCCAATCCCTCGCCGTCCACCTCGGCTACGGAGACCGCGCCATCGCCGGACAGGCCGGGGACTGGCTCAACCGCCAGCTCGGCGGGGGTATCGACTACGTGAACTGGCAGAACAACCGCTGGCGCACCAAGCCGCAGGTGCTCGACATGCTCCGCACCGCCGCCGACAACGCCCGAAAGGCAGGGGCGTGATGGACGGCCAGACCGCCGCGCCGCCCGCCTGGGAGGCGCTGTGACCTCCCTCGACAGCGGAATCCACGTAGACGGCACCTACTACGGCGTACCCATCGCCTCCGCCGAGGACGGCGACACCTGGATATTCGGCACCCACGACCGGCGCCGCATCATCGCCGCCCTGTCCAGCTGGACGCGCGAATTCTGCGGAAAGGCCCTGCGCGACGTGTACGGGCTGTGCCCGGCGAATTGCCCCGACCCGCTCTGCCCACGATTCGGCTGCCACGTCCTCGACCCCTGGACCGGATGGGCCGTCATCGAAACCCGCGGCGACACCTGGGTCGCTACCCCAGCCGAGGCCGACACGCCCGGCGCGTCCCCCGTCGCGGTGTGGTGATCGAGGTCGTCACCACCGCGCCCCCCCATCGCCAGCACTCCCAGCACTATCCCCGTCACCGCTATCTAACCTGAGGAGACTCATGATCCGCGATCTCGTCCACCGCCTCAGCGGCAAGACCACCGCCCACACCAGCCAGCGCGCCCTGCGCGAAGCCCTCACCGCCCAAGCCCGGCGCGTGCGCAACGAGGGCCAAGACCTCCATGAACTCGGCGCCCGCCGCATCGACGGCGGCACGCTCGGATTCCAGCCCGGCCTCGTCGAACTGCACGGCGACCTCGTCGACATCGAGATCTACCTCGCCGCCCTAGGAAGCGAGGGCCGCCGACGCGGGCACAGGGATCTCGCGCGCCACATCGACGCCGCCGGGAAGACGGCCCAGACGCTCCGTGGGGCAGTCGCCGCAGCCGCGGAGGCTACGACCTGACCCCCCGCCTCGCCGTCGTCGACCGGGACGGCAGCGAGAGCACCGTCATGTGACCAGCGGGGCGCCCCGAACGCCGGGGCGCCCCGCGCGCATCTGCGAGGATGAACGGATGGACGACTTGATCGCGTTCCTGCGCGCGAGGCTCGACGAGGACGAGGCGGTGGCGCGGGCGGCGGGCGCGGAATCCTGGAGCGCGATGACCGAGGAGACCCCCGACGGGGAGAACATCTACTACACCGTCGAGACTCGAAAGCCGCCTCGGGCGGTGGTGGAGTCGCTGGCCACGGGCCCGTCCGCCGAAGCGCGGATTGACCACATGGGCCGCCACGACCCGGCCCGCGTGCTCGCCGAGGTGGATGCCAAGCGACGGATCGCGAAGCTGTACGAGGACCATGAGCGGCTGGACCGTGAGACCTTCGAGGTTGAGGGCCAACACGCCAGGTCGCTGAGTTCCCTTCGCGCTGCGTACTGGGATGCCTGCCGTCACCTTGCTCTGCCCTATGCCGACCACCCCGACTACCGGCAGGAGTGGACACCATGAGCGACGGCCCTCACGTGATCATCCACGGCACCGTCGACACCACCCGCCTCCGTGAGGCCGTCGCCGACACGCAAGCCACCCTGATTACCAAGGGCGGCCTCACCGTGGAGGAAGCAGACGCTCGACTCCGCGAATGGGCCGACAACCTCGGCGACGCAGGTCACGAGGGCACTTGACGCCCTGACCTGGGCGAGCGTACAGTGCGTCTCACTGGATCTTTCTGTCGTCAGGGCCACCCAACCGGGTGGCCCTTTCGCATGCCCGAGGGAGGTGAGATGCCTCCCATCCTCATCACCGAAGACATGGCCGCCTACCGCGCAGGACGCCCCGGCTCCACCATCCGACGGTGGGCAGCCGAAGGGCGCATCGGCCGGTACGGCGCTGGCCGCGGCCGGGTCCGCTACCGGCTCGACGAGATCCCCGGATGCGTCCGCGACGCACACACCGGCGTCATCCTGTCGCACGGCGATCCCCCGCCGCTCCCAGGGCGCCCCCAGACGGGCAGCTCCGCCGCCGTTCCCCGCGCCGCGTAGAGCGCCCCAGGCTCCCCGCCCGCCGGGCACGGGCGGGGAGCCACCATCACGGCGTCGCATGCGAGAGGATGAGCGCATGGCCACCGCGAGCACACCCGAGCACCGAGCCGCGATCAACGCGTGGCTCCACGCCAACAACATCGACCCCGCCGACGTCGCCGACGACGGATTCGAGGCCGTCAGGCGCGGACATGCGGCGACGGTGGACGTCGAGTACAGCGAGATTCAGCGCGACGACCACGGCCAAGCCGTGACCACCCGGCGTCGCGCAGAGCTTCCTCTGCCGCCCTGGGCGCAGCGTTAGCCAACAGCGAGTCATCACGGAACGGTCACACCTACTGCACGTGGTCCGCGCAGCCGACATGATCGCCGCATGAACAGAGCCCGCACCGCATTACTCGCCACCATGGCCCTCGCACTCGCACTCACCGCCGGGTGCAGCGACGACGACGGAGACGACGCCGAGAACGCCAGCGACGAGCCCGCGCCCGAGTACAGCATCATCACCGAAGACCTCCCGGACGGCGGCATCGGCGAGGCCGAACTACTCATCCCCGACGCCACCGTCGAGACGGCCGAAGCCGCGATCCGCGACTACGCCGACACCATCGACGGACCCGAAGCCGTCACCGTGCAAGTCGTGCGCACCGAAGACGCCGCCGTGATCGTCTGCCGAGCCGACTGGCCCGACCTCGACGACACGATGAACTGCCCCGACCCTGGCGGGAACTAACGGGCGAGAGGAGCAGCACATGCCCTCTCGCCCTCCCCGCATCTGCATGGGCTGCCGCAAGCCGATACCCCCGGGGACGCCATGCCCGGGGTGCACCCCCCGGGCTGCCCGGGGGGTAGACCAGCGCCGGGGGTCAGCCCACCGGCGAGGCTATGGCAGGCGGCACCGCGGCCGGTTCAGGTCCGCGGTGCTCGCCCGTGATCCGGTCTGCACCTGCGACCAGACCTGCCGCACCCCTCACGGCTACACGGTGCACGAGCCGGGCGACTGCGACCAGCTCAGCACAGTGGCCGACCACTGGCCCCTCACCAAGCGCCAGCTGCGCGAGCAGGGGCTCGATGACCACGATCCTGATCACGGACGAGGACTATGCAAGGCATGCCATGACCGGTGGACGGCTCGGACCTCTCCAGGTGGATGGGCCAAAGGGTAAGGGCGTCTACATCACCTAAAACGGACATACCGGAGACCGCCCAGGTGGTGAAAAGTTTCTCGCCAGGGGTTCTCCCCTTTTGTGACCGGGGGTGATCATGGGAGCACGTGGCCCCCTGAAGATCCCCAAGCACTTGAAGTCCGTCCCGGCTGGCGAGCAGGCGGCCGGGACAGTCGCCGAGCGCGTTGACGCCTCGGCGCCCTCTCGGCCGCCTGGGTTCCCGGACGGCGACCCGGAGATGGTGGAGTTGTGGGACGCGATCGTGCCCCAGCTGGACCGGGCCGGGCTCCTGACTCCGGCCGACGGGCCGACCGTTGAGCTGGCGCTGCGCCACTTCCTCGCGGCGCGTCAGGCTGGCAACGCGCTGGCTGGCGGCGACGTGGTGCTGGATGACCCGGCGCACGGTGGGACGGCGAAGAAGAACCCGGCCGGGTCCGAGATGCGCAGCCAGTCGCAGTTGTTCCTGGAGTACGCGAAGCAGCTGGGGATGTCGTTCGCAGCGCGGGCCCGGATGCCAGCAAAGGACGAGGCGACGGAGGCGAACCCCTTCGCGTAGGGGGTGAGCGGCGTGACGGTGAAGCTGCCTGGGAAGCGCGAGCTGGATCGCCTGAAGTTGTCGCCCGAGGTGGCCTGGTACCTGCTGGACCGCGGCTACGAGCTGCCGAACTGCCCGCCCCTGTATAAGACGCCAGAACCGCGGGATGTGCCTGGCGCCTGGTTCGATCCGGAGCGTATCGACCGAGTCGTTGATGTCTTCCGGCGACTCCGGCACACCAAGGGCAAGTGGGCGGGGCGCCCGATCACCCTAAGGTCGTGGCAGATCGCCTACCTGATCGGCCCGACCTACGGCTGGGTGAAGCCCACGTCGGACGGCCGCCCGGTGCGGATCGTCCAGACCCAGTATCTGGACATCCCTCGGAAGAACGCGAAGACCACGATCGGTGGCGGTCAGTGCATCTACTTGACCTGCGCGGATGGCGAGCAGGGTGCCGAGGTGTACGCCCTTGCCACCCGAAAGGATCAGGCGCGGCTGTGCTTCGATCCGGTCCGGTTGCTTGCGGCGAAGGCCCCGGACCTGAAGGGACACGTGAAGGCGCTTCGGGATCAGATTCAGCATCCCCGCTCCGGCTCGTTTTTCTCTGTGATGTCGTCGGCGGCCGACGCCATGCACGGCACGAGTCCTCATGGCGGTTTCGTCGATGAGCTTCATCTGCATAAGGACCGCGGGCTGATCGAGGCAGTGGAGACGGGCACGGGTGCCCGCGAGCAGCCGCTGGTGATGTACGCGACGACGGCCGATGCGGGGACTCCGTTCAGCCCGTATGCGGAGGTGCGGGAGTACTGCGAGAAGCTGGCCCGCAGTGTGCTGACCGACCCCACCTTCTACGGCGTGGTGTTCGCCGCGGAGAAGGGCGACGACCCATTCGACCCGGCCACGTGGCTGAAGGCCAACCCAGGGCTGGCGGCTGGGGACTCGCCGACGATGGAAAGTATGGAGAAAGCCGCGGCAAAGGCGCGGCAGAACCCCATTGAGCTGGCCTCCTACCTGCGTCTACGGCTGGGTATCCGGACCAAGCAGCAGACGAAGTACATACCGCTGGAGGTGTGGGACCGCAACGCGGGGATGGTGGACCGGGCCGCACTGAAGGGCCGCGAGGCCTATGGCGGGCTGGACTTGGCGGCGACGTCAGACCTGTCCGCTCTCGCGTGGGTCTTCCCGGATGACGCCGCCGGCTACGACGCGCTGTGGCGGTTCTGGACTCCGGAGGCGAACCTGCCCCGGTTGAATGAGCGGACCGCCGGGGCGGCAGAGGTCTGGGTTCGCCAGGGCTGGCTGACGGTGACGCCGGGCGAGGTCATGGACTACGACTACATCCGGAACGACATCGCCACCGACCGCGAGTTCTTCGACGTGCGGGCCATCGCCTTCGACCCGTGGAACTCCACCCAGTGCATCACCGACCTCATGGCGGATGACGCCCCGATGGAAGAGATGCGGCAGGGCTACCGGTCCATGTCGCCACCGCTCAAAGAGCTGGGCAGGCTGCTACGGCAGGGCACTGAGCGTAAGCCGCTGTTCCGGCACGGCGGGAATCCGGTGATGCGCTGGATGATCGACAACCTCGCGGTCGCTACCGACGCGAGCGAGAACGTCAAGCCGGACAAGAGGAACGCGGCCGACAAGATCGACGGCGTGCCCGCGGCCGTGATGGGCCTGGACCGGGCATGGAACCGCGAAGTGTCTGGGCCGAGCGTGTACGAGGAGCGAGGACTGGAGGTCGTGTGATCGTCGTCCAGAGCCTGGCACTCGTCCTACTGGCCGCCGTGGTGGCGGCGTTCGCTGGCGTGTGGCTGGCGGAGGCGCGGGTCGCGGTCCGCCAGCGGGTGGTGGTCAACCTGTCAGACGGCAGCGCGGTGGACGGGGTGCTGTTGCGGCGGCATCGCACGCTGCTGGTGCTGGGCGACGCGACGCTGCTGGTGCCGTCGTCCGAGCCGTCTCGCGTGGACGGCGAGTTGCTGGTGGAGCGATCGCAGGTGTTGTTCGTTCAGGCGGTGAGGTGACATGCCGTTCGTGGTGAGCGCGGGCCAGCTCGCGCGCGTGGACCGCGACCCGCCACCGTTGGCTCCGCAGCAGGTGCGGCTGTCGGGCGACGTGACGATGGACTACGTCGACATCTACCGGTCGCAGCCCCACGTCCGCACGGTGGTGGACTTCCTCGGCCGCAACATCGCGCAACTGGGTCTGCATGTCTTCCGCCGGGTGTCGGACACGGATCGGGAGCGGCTGACGGATCACCCGCTGGCCCGGCTGCTGAAAAAGCCGAACCTGTACACCACGCGGTACCGGCTGATCAACGCGCTGGTGCAGGACATCGCCGTGTACGACATGGCGGTGTGGGCGCGGGTTCGGCCGACCGACGCGGGCAACGACGTGGGCGGCCTGGTGCGGCTCCCGATGGACCGCACGAAGCCGGTCGGCGGGGACTGGATGGAGCCCGGCGGATTCGAGGTGAAGGGCTCGGCCGGCGTCGTCACGATCCCGCGGGACCGGGTGGTGTACTTCCGCGGCTACAACCCCAGCACCTCGCGCCTTGGCCTGTCGCCGATGGAGACGCTGCGCGGCATCCTCGCTGAGGGGTTCAGCAGCCAGACGTACCGCGAGCAGCTGTGGCGCAACGGCGCCCGGATGTCCGGCTGGATCTCCCGTCCGTCCGAGGCGCCTGCCTGGTCGGACAAGGGGCGCGAGCGGTTCCGGGCCGACTGGCGGGGCCTGTACACGGGCGACGGGCAGATGGCCGGGGGGACGCCGATCCTGGAAGACGGGATGCAGTGGCACCAGGGCGGCATGACGCCGGAGCAGGCCCAGTACCTGGAGACCCGGAAGCTCACCCGTGAGGAAGTCGCGAGCGCCTACCACATCCCGCTGCCTATGGTCGGAATCCTGGACCACGCCACCTACAGCAACATCCGCGAGCAGCACCGCCAGCTTTACCAGGACACGCTGGGCCCCTGGCTGACGTGGCTGGCCGAGGAGATCGAACTCCAACTGCTCTCCGACCTGCCGGACTCCGACAACGTGTACGTCGAGTTCAACATCGCCAGCAAGATGTCGGGCTCCTTCGAGGAGCAGGCTGCGGCGGCGAGCACCGCGACGGGCGGCCCGTGGATGACCCGGAACGAGCAGCGCGCCCGGTTCAACCTGCCGCAGATCGAGGGCGGGGACGAGCTGATCACCCCGCTGAACGTGACGGAGGGTGGCCAGGCGTCCCCGCGCGATTCGGCACCGCCCCCGTCCGCAGCCCCTGAGGGGCAGGCGTCCCGGGTTGGGCGCTCGAAGCATCGTCGACTCCGGATCAAGGCGCGGGCGCCCGCCGAGTACGAGCGGCGCTACGAGGAGACATTGACGGCGTTCTTCGAGCGGCAGCAGCGCTCGGTGATGTCGCGGGCCGGCGCCGCCAAGCGGTGCGCGGGAGCGATGACCAAGGCGTCCATCACCGAGGTGTTCGACCGTGATCGGTGGGTCTCCGAGCTGTCTGCCGACCTGTACGCGCTGGGGCTCGCCGCCTCGGCTGCCGCGGCAGCGGCAGCGCTGGAGGCTCTGGAGGCGGACCCGGAGACGTACAACGAGGACGCGACGCTGGAGTGGCTCGCCGCCCACGCCGCGGCTGTGTCGGAGTCGGTGAACGAGGCGACTGAGGAGCAGTTGGCCGCCGCGCTGGAGCAGCCAGACGACGAGATGCAGGGCGCTCTGTCGTCGGTGTTCGTGGTGGCACTCGGGCAGCGAGTGTTGTCTCTCGCTCAGTCGGAGGCCACGGCTATGAGCGGCTTCGGCACGACGGAGGCGGCTCGCGGCCTCGCCGCCCAGACCGGGGGCGAGGCGACGAAGACGTGGCGCGTCCGCAGCAGCAACCCCCGCCCCGCGCACCGCCGGATGGACGGCGAGACCGTCGAGCTGGACGATACCTTCAGCAACGGCGCCCGCTGGCCAGCCGACTCCAGGCTCGATCCGCTCCAGCGTGCCGGCTGCCAGTGCGACGTCGAAGTCTCCTTCGACATCTGAGACGACCTCTACCTCTTGCCCGGCCACGGGCCTGTCTGTGCTGCCCGGGAGCGGGCGAAGGAGAGTGACCATGCGGCTCAAGAGCTGCCCCGTGCGGATCAAGGCCGCAGGGGAGAACGAGGGCACCGAGGACGGCGTCTTCGAGGCGATCGTCGCCGCCTACAACACCGATTCGGTGGGCGACCGGATCGTGCCCGGCGCGTTCGCCGAGACCCTCGCTGAGTGGAAGGGGCGCGGCGACCCGATCCCCGTGCTGTGGTCCCACATGTCGGCCGACCCGGACTACCACATCGGTGAGGTGCTGCAGGCGGAGGAGCGGCCGGAGGGCCTGTGGGTGAAGGCACGCCTCGACCTCGATGAGGGCTCGAAGGCCGCGAAGGTGTACCGGTTGCTGAAGGGCCGCAGGGTCACTCAGTTCAGCTTCGCCTACGACATCACCGAAGGCTCGTGGGTGGACCAGAAGGACGGCGAGCCGTACTACGAGCTGCGGCGCCTGAAGCTCTACGAGGTCGGCCCCACCCTGATCGGCGCCAACCAAGCGACGGAACTGCTGGACGTGAAGGGCGAACGCCACGCCCGCGGCGCGAAGGCCGGCCGCGTCCTCAGCGCGAAGAACGAGACGACCCTGAAGTCCGCACGCGACGCACTGCGGAAAGCCGCCGACGACATCGAAGAGGTGCTGTCGGCAGTCGCCAACAGCGACGAAACCGACGACACCAGCGACGACGAGAAGGCCAAGCCCACCCCGCCCGCCGCCCCCGAGGAGCCCCACGGGGCCAAGGAGAGCCGCGGCGCCCGGTCGGAACCCGCCTCGCCCCGTCTGCGCGCCGACCTCGCGCTACTCGCAGCCGAGGTCTCCATGCTCACGGAATGAGGAGACATGACCACCACCAGCAGGACCGACGAACTCGTCGCACAGGTCAAGGCCGCGCTCGGCGCCGCCCGCGACATCGCGGATCGGGCCGAGGAGGACGGCGACCGCGACTTCACCGACGCCGAACGCGCCGAGATCCAGGCCAAGATGAACGAGGCCGCCGAGTTGAAGAAGAAGCTCGACCAGGCCAAGGCCGACGAAAAGATGCGGTCCGCGATCGCTGACCTCGGCGACGGCGTCGGTCTCATCGAGAAGAACGAGAAGGGCGCCCAGCGCACTCCGTCCGGCCTGATCGTCCCCGACGGAAAGTCCCTCGGCCAGCACTTCACCAGCTCCAAGGAGTACCGGGAACTGCTTGCCAGCGCCCCGAATGGCGTCTTCGGCAAGGACCACCGAGTCCAGAGCAGGCCCGTCGGGTTCGAGCGCCTCGTCGGCCGCGCCAGCGGACAGAAGGACCTGGTAACCGGCGGCTCCGACACCAGCGCAGGCGCGCTCGTGCAGCCCGACTACCGCGGCCTCCAGGTCGGCCTGGACCTGTTCCAGCGCCCCCTGATGCTGCGGGATCTCGTCACCAACGGGACCACCTCTTCGGACACCGTCGAGTACGTGCGGATGACCGGCGTCACGAACAACGCCGCCCCGGTGCCGGAGGCCACTGCGACGGCTGGCACGTCCGGCACGAAGCCGGAGTCCGGGCTGGCGGCGGCGCGGGTGACGACGCCGGTCCGCACCATCGCCCACTGGATTCCGGTGACGAAGCGCGCCCTCAGCGACGCGGCGCAGATCCGCACGCTGATCGACGCCTTCCTCCAGTACGGACTGGAGGAGGAACTCGAAGACCAGATGATCTCCGGCGACGGCACAGGCGAGAACTTCGAGGGCCTCGCCAGCGTTTCCGGTGTGCAGCAGCAGGCGTTCGACACCGACCTGCTCACCACCACCCGCAAGGCGAAGACCCTGGTGTACACGGTGGGGCGCAGCGTGCCGACCGGGTACGTCCTGCACCCGCTGGACGTCGAGGCCCTGGACTTGCTCCAGGACAACGAGGGCCGTTACTACTTCGGCGGCCCTTCTCAATCGGGCATGGGTTTCGGGGGCACCGCTCCGCTGTGGAGCCTGCCGGTCATCCAGTCGGAGGGCGTGGAGCCGGGCACTGGCTACATCGGCGACTGGCGCAAGGCGGTCCTCTGGGACCGCGAGCAGGCGTCCATCACGGTCAGCGACTCGCACGCGGACTTCTTCATCCGCAACATGGTCGCGATCCTCGCTGAGATGCGGGCCGCCTTCGGCGTGCTCCAGCCCAGCGCGTTCGTCGAGATCGACCTCGGCGCCGGGAGCTGACATGCCCCGCCGCAGCGGGGCCAGGTGAGCAGCAAGAGGGCCGCGTGCCCCGTGTGCGGCACCCACGGGTTCGCGTGCGGGGCACCCGGCTCTGACATGGGATTCATCCTGAGGGAGGCGCCGATGGGCCCGCTACAGCTCTACGAGGTGCAGGTCGACGGCTACACGACGCGGATGCGGCTCAACGCGGCCGACGCCGAGAGACTCGGCGGCGTGCCAGTGAACGTGCCGGAACCGGTCCCCATGGACGCGGCGCCGAAGCGCAAGCAGCGCACCGTCGCCAACAAGGCCCAGCAGCCCGCGAACAAGGCGACGGCCTGACGTGGCCCCGGAAGGCGAAATCCGCCTGCCGGTGTGGATGCGCGCTGGGGGCGCCCGGAGGCGCAGGTCGGCGAGGTCGTCACGACCCCCGAGACCTGGCAGCGCGACTACGCCGACTTCCTCCGGGCGGTCGCCGACGCGATGGAGGCGGTTGACGATGCCGACGATGGAGGAGCTGCGGGATCGGCTGCGGCGCCGGCCAGGAATGGAAGGCCTGACCGACGAGCAGGCCGATGACCTGCTGGACGAGGCCGCCGACGCGGTGCGGGACTACTGCGGCTGGCGGGTGTGGCCGCGCGAGACTGAGACGGTGACGGTGGACACGGTCGGCGGCCCGGTGGCCGGCCTGCCGACGATGATGCTGCACGCGGTCACCGCGGTGGAGACTCGCCCGCAGTACGACCACGGGCTGGATGCCTGGACGGCCGTGGCTGGCGGGTGGGACTGGTCGGAGGGCGGCTGGCTGTGGCGGTGCGGCTGTTGGTCGGACGGCCCGCGGCGGGTGCGCGCCGAGATGGACTCGGGGTACGAGGAGCCGCCGGGCGCGGTCGGCTCCGTGCTGGTCGCTCTGGCGGCGCGGACGGCGACGGCCCCGGTCGGGGTCTCGTCGGAGCAGGCCGGCGGCGAGTCGGTCTCATACGCCACGTCCGGCGGTTCGGAGGATTCGGGCGTCGGCGGAATGCTGACGGGTGCCGAGCGGCGGGTGTTGGACCGGTACCGGCTGGCCAACCGGCCGTAGGGGGTGGCTCGTGCCGTTCCCCTGGTTCCGTGACAGCGTCACCCGCGTCCGCGCCCCGCTGGTCACCAACCCCTACGGCGATCCGGTGCGGGATTGGGCGTCGGCCGTGCGCACGACGTTGACCGGCTGGCGGGTGCAGCCCGTGCAGGGCTCGCGCCAGACGGCAGCCGAGACGATCCCCCGCGACGGGCTGGAGCGCAACCGGCGCGCGTTCGGGCCGATCGGCGCCGACATCGAGACGACCGACCGGATCGAGTGGGCCGGCGTCACGTGGGTGATCGACGGAGACGTCGACCGTTGGCGCGGGCCCACGGGCCGCCTGGCCCATACCGAGATTCTGCTGACTCGCATGGAGGGCTGACATGACGCGTGCGCGCGTGCGGATCGATGTCGACTACGGCGGCATCGGCAGGTTGGCGACCGGTGACGATCTGCGGGCCGATCTTCAGCGCCGAGCCGAGCGGGTGCGTGCTGCTGCGCAGGCTGCGGTGCCGGAGATGCAGGAGGGTGCGATCGTGGTGGACGCCACGACGCGGGTCGGCCGAGACCGCGTGCGGGGAATTGTCACCGCCCGGCATCCGGGCGTGCTGTACGCGGAGGCACGGCACCGGTTCCTCGGCCGCGCGATCGACGCGGCAGGCAACTGATGCCCGCGCCAGCGGTCAGGTTCCCGGACGCCACGCTGCTGGCCACCACGTATCTGCGTCCGCTGCTCGCTCCGGTTCACGTCGGCTCGGAGGTGCCGCGTGAACGCCCGCCCGAGATGGTGCTGCTGCGGCGCCTGGGTGGTCCGCGCCGCAACGCGATCGTCGACAACGCCCGGCTCGACGTGCAGGTGTGGGCCGCCACCGATCCGCGCGCCGCCGAGCTGGCGGAGACCGCGCGCTACCACCTGGCGCGGATGCCCGAGTACGTGCCCGAGGTCCGTGTCTCGGCCGAGGAGACCGGGCCGACCCTCATCCCCGACGCGCCCTCGGATGTACCGCGGGCGCTGATGACCGTTGTGCTGTCGGTCCGCGGCGCGGTCCCGACACCCTGAAAGGAGATGCGCCGTGGCCAAGAACTCAGATAACGCCAGGGCCTGGTACGGCTACGACTCCGGGCTGTGGGTGACGATGCCGGGCGAGCCCGTCGCAGCGTTCCCGCTGCCCCCGATCTACGACGAGAACGGCCAGTTTCAGCCGCCTGGTGACGAGTTCTACGAGCTGGGCTGGCTGTCCGAGGACGGCCCGACACAGGGCCGGGAGCGCACCGTCGAGCGGTTCCGCGGCTGGCAGGGCAATAGCATCGTCCGCACCGCCGTGACGGAGGACGACCATACGGTCCAGGTGCAAGCCCTGGAGGACAACTGGGTCGTGCAGCAGTTGCGCTACCCCGACAGCATCATCACCACGACCGGCGACCTGACACAGACCGTGGTCGTGCAGCAGTCCGGCGAGGACGTCAGGAGCGGGTGCCTCGATCTCGTCGACGGCGGCACCTGGAAGAGGATCTACATCCCGACGCTGGTGGTGGACGAGATGGGCGACGTCCCGCACACCGCGGGAGAGCTGACGATGTACGAGATGACGCTGCTCGCCAAGGTCCACGAGATGGAAGTGGACGGCGTGACGCGCGGCGTCGCGCTGATCGAGAACACAAACAACCCCGCCATGATCATGCCGGGCAGCTGACCTCTCCACTGGAGACCGCGCATGGAACCCACCCTCCCAGAGCTGATCTGCGTCGAGCGTCGTGGCAACGACACGTCGATCACGGTCGACGGCCAACCCTTCCCCTACATCGTTGGGCGCGATGACGTTCACCTCTCGGTCGACCCCGACGAGATCCCGAGCGTGACGCTCACGCTCTACGCCGACCGCGTCGAGGTCATCAACAGCCTGGACGCCGACATCAAGGACCGCGCATGAGCAGGACGACGTTCGATCTGGAGGAGCTGCGGCGCCGGGCCGCGCAGCGAAAGGGCGGCGACAAGCTCACCGTCACCGTCGACGGCAAGCCCTACTCCATCCCCGCACCCGGATTCTGGCCCGACGAACTCAAGGAGGCCGCGAAGAACTCGCGGCACACCGGAGACATCCCGTTCGTGCGCAAGCTGATGGGCACCAAACAGTACGAGGCATTCACCGCCGCAGGAGGCCGGGCAGACGACCTGCTACTACTGATCGAGGAGTACAAGCAGGCGCAGGGCGTCGATGACCTGGGGGAATCTTCGCCCTCGCCGACCTCCTGAGCGAGTACGGCGGGGAGATCGAGTACGACCTGCTGCGCATCGGCGTGGACCTCGGCGACATCGGCACCGACCCTCTCACGTGGGGGCGGCTGGGCCGCATCCTGCGGGTGCAGCCAGCCACCAGCGCCAGCGCGCTGGCGTGGGCGAAGTCCCGCGAGCGCGGCGTGTACCCCATCGATATCGAGCTGGCCGCCGGTGCGTTCGATGCCCTCGCCATGGCCAACTGGCAGCGCAGCAAGAAGGGCAGCAACGCCGGGTCGGCGCCCAAGCCCGTGGCGCGCCCGTCTCGCGTGGAGGCGCTGCGCGGGCATGCGCGCGAGCAGCTGATCGACCGCGGGCGGGCGCTGCTGCGCCGCCAGCGACCACGGCCACCACGCCGCTGACCCAGCCGAGGGGGTGTGTCGGTGACCACCCCTGCCGGGCCCCAAGTCGGAACTGCCTGGATCGCGCTTACCCCCTCGTTCCGCGGGTTCGCCAGCAGCATCCAGTCCGGGATGACGGACGAGCTGACCCGGGCCGCCACGCGGGCTGGCGACAACGCAGGCGACGCCGCGGGCGACGCCATGAACAGCTCGTTCGCCGACCGCATGTCCGGCCTCGGCGAGAGCCTCGCGGGCCCAGGCGCCGCAGCAGGCGGCATCGCCGCGTTGGCGTTCGGCGCCGGGCTGGCCAACGCCATGGACACCAGCGCGGCCAACGCGCGCGTGAGCGCGCAGCTGGGACTCACGGAGGCCGAGGCGGAGCGCGTCGGCGCCGTTGCGGGCGACGTGTTCACCGCCGGGTTCGGCGCCTCCATGGACGATGCCGCACAGGCTGTGGGTGTCGTGGCCAGCTCGGTCGTGGACCTCGGCTCGACGAGCGACACCGAGCTGAACGACCTGTCCAGCCAGGCCCTGGCCATGGCCGATGTGTTCGAGTGGGACGTCGGCGAGGCCGCCACCGCGGCCGGGACCGCGATCGAAAACGGGCTCGCTGGGACGGGGCAGGAGGCGTTCGACCTGCTCGTCGCCGCTGCACAGGCGTTGCCTGCGAGCATGCGTGGGGACATCCCCGCCGTGGTCCAGGAGTACAGCGAGCAGTTCCAGCGGCTCGGCCTGGACGGGGCGACCGCGTTCGGGCTGATGAGCCAGTTCGTGCAGGCCGGCGGCCGGGATATCGACCAAGCGGCGGACGTGATCCACGAGTTCGCGCGGATCACCGCCGAGGACACCGCCGCCGCGGCCGAGGCGTTCCAGGGGCTAGGGCTGGACGCGGAGGGCATGCTCTCGGCGATCCACTCCGGTGGCCCCGAGGCGGCAGCCGCTATGGGCGACACCCTGGAGGCCCTGCGCGGAGTCGAAGACCCCGCGGAACGCGCCGAGCTGGCCGTCGCTTTGTTCGGTGACATGGCTGGTGAGAGCGCTGATGCTCTGCTGGCTATGAACCCGGCGACGTCGGCGGCGTCCGCCGGTCTGGACGACGTGTCCGGGGCCGCGTCCGGCGTGACGACAGCTATGGCCAACGACCCCAGCCAGCAGTTCACCGCTGCGCTGCGCACCCTGGGTGCCACGCTTGGGCAGGCTGTGATGCCGGTGCTCACCACGCTCGGCAACTGGGCCTCGTCCAACCCCGCGCTGTTCCAAGCCGTTGCGCTGGCCGTGATCGGTGTCGCGGCCGCGCTTGCCATCATGACGGCCGCCGTGTGGGCGATCAACCTCGCGTTGGCCGCGAACCCCATCACGTGGATCATCCTGGGCGTGGTGGCGGGCGTGGCGCTGCTGGCCGGAACGGTCGCGCTGGTCATCGTGTACTGGGACCAGATCGTGGCCGCGACGACGGCCGCGTGGGACTGGGTGTACGCCAAGGTCAGAGGCGTCGTCCAGTGGATCGTCGACCTGTTCATGACGTGGTCGCTGCCGGGCATCATCATCTCCCACTGGGACACCATCAAGGGGGCCATCGGCACGGCGATGGACTGGATCGGCGCCCGCGTCGAGGACGGAGTCAACACCGTCTCCGGCTGGTGGGACACCCTCGCCGACCTGCCCGGCAAGGTACTGGGGTGGTTCTCCGGGCTGGGCGGCGACATCGCCGACACCATCGGGGGCGGTTTCCGCGGCGGCATCAACGCCATCATCCGCGGATGGAACGGGCTCAGCTTCACGGTCGGAGGCGGATCGTTCCTCGGCGTCTCTGTGCCGTCATTCACGCTGAGCACCCCGAACGTGCCGTACTTGGCTGCCGGTGGCATCGTGCAGGCTCGCCGCGGCGGGACCCTCGCCCTCATCGGCGAGGCTGGGCAGGACGAGGCCGTCATCCCGCTCGACCGGCTGGAGGACATGCTGCCGACCGTGCGCGCCACCGTCCCCACGGGCCGCGCCGCGGCACCCGCAGCGGTGGTGCAGATCGTGGCCGGAGACCGGCATCTACGGGCGTGGCTGGAGGAAATGGTCCGCACCCAGCTCGGCGGGGATGTCACCCGCCTCGGACGCGCTCGGTGAGGAGAAGGCGTGCCCGTCTCGCACCACGAAGGCCGCGACTGGGTGGCCGAGCGGCTCAAGGCCGCCCGGCCCGCACTGGTCATCGATGTGGGGCCCGGTGAGGGCATCTACTCGATGTTGATGCGGCACCTCACCCCGGACGCGCGCTGGGAGTGCGTGGAGATCTGGGAGCCCTACGTCGAGCGGTTCAACCTCGCGGAGAAATACGACCAGGTGCACGTCAGCGACGTGCGCGGCTTCCCCTTCCCTGCGGACGGAGCCGTGCTGCTGGGGGATGTAGTGGAGCACCTGCCCGAGCACGACGCGCGCCGCCTGCTCGCGGAGCTGATGGAGTGCGCCGACCACGTGATGGTGTCCGTGCCGATCATCTGCATGGAGCAGGGGGCCGTCCACGGCAACCCGCACGAGACGCACTTGGCGCACTGGTCGTGGGAGGAGATGGACGCGCTGATGGGCGGATGCGACAGCTTCCGCGGCGAGGTGCTGGGCCGCTGGTGGTGGTCGCGGTGAGGATCGCGGCCCTGGTGCACTACTACGTGCCGCACTACATGGCCGGGTCGGAGACGATGCTGCACGCCATGCTGCGGGCGCTCGCCGTGGCCGGGCACGAGGTCGAGGCAGTGGTGACCGAGCACCGGCGCGGGCCGGACGAGTACGTGCATGAGGGGGTGCGGGTGCGGCGCGCGGTCCGCGGACGCCCGGTGCCAGCAATCCTGGACGCGATCGGCGCCGACGTGCTGGTCAGCCACCACCAGGAGGCGCCCCACGCCTCCCACTACGCGGCGCGGGCCCGACGCCGCGGCGAACCGGCCCCCGCCGTTGCGCACGTCGCCCACAACACGTTCCCTGCGAGCCTGGCCGTGACGCGCCGCTGGCGCCCTGACCTGCTCGTGTTCAACACGGTGTGGGTGCGGGAGCACTTCGCCCGGCGCCGCGCCATCCCGCCCGGCTCCCGGACGCTGGTCGTGCACCCGCCGGTCTGGCCGGACGAACACCGTGTCGACCAGCATGGCGACGCGGTGACGCTGGTGAACCTCAACCGGGACAAGGGCGGCGAGATTCTGTACCGGCTGGCCGACCGGATGCCAGACATGCAGTTCGCTGGGGTCGTCGGCGGCCACGGCCCGCAGATCGTGCGCGACCTCCCGAACGTCGAGATCATCCAGCACACCGCCCAGATGCGGCGCGACGTGTGGCCGCGCACCCGGTTGCTGATCATGCCCAGCATCTACGAGTCCTACGGCATGGCCGGAGTCGAGGCCATGGCGAGCGGCATCCCGGTCATCGCCGCGCCGACGCCCGGCCTGCGCGAAGCGCTCGGCGACGCCGGGATGTTCGTGGAGCGGGGCGATCTGGGCGGCTGGGAGCGCCAGATCCGGCGTCTCCTCGACCCGGTCGAGTGGGAGACCGCATCCACCGCGGCGCTCAAGCGCTCGGTCGAGCTTGACCCGCGGGAGGAGCTGGCGGCATGGGTGCAGGTGGTCGAGTCGCTGTCGTGATCCCGTGGCGCGGCGGCTGCCCGCACCGGGAGGCGTCGCTGGCGTGGCTGCTGCCGCGCTGGCGCCGCGCCGGTCACGAACCGATCCTCGCCGAAGCCCCACCCGGGCCGTGGTCCAAAGCGGCTGCGGTCGCCGACGGGCTGCGCCACACGGGCGCAGACGTGCTGGTCATCGCGGACGCGGACGTGTGGACGGGCGGCATCCCGGCCGCGGTGGATGCGGTGCGCAGTGGCTGGCCATGGGGCATCCCCCATGGGGACGTGCACCGGCTCGACCAGGACGCCACGGCCGCGGTCCTCGCCGGCGCCCCCCTCGGCGGTGGGCTCGTCCAGCCTGCGTACCGGGGGTTCGAGGGCGGCGGCATCACCGTGCTGCCCCGCCAGGTGTATGAACAGGTCCCGCTCGACCCGCGATACCGCGGGTGGGGGCAGGAAGACGAATCGCACGCGCTCGCACTGCGGACGCTCGCCGGGCCCCCATGGCGGGGAGACGCGCCCCTCTGGCACCTGTGGCACCCACCCCAAGCGCGTGACTCCCGCCGCTGGGGCTCGCTGGCGTCCCGCGCCCTCTACCGCCGCTACCGGCACGCCGCCGGACACCCCAACCGGACGCGCGCCCTGCTCGCCGAGATGGAGGTGTGATGGCCTACCCCGAGCGCCCCTGGTGGCTGCCCGTGCGGCTGGAGCTGGCGTTCGGCGCCGACCCCGCAGCCGATCCGGGCGTATGGGCATGGACGGACGTGTCCCCAGACCTCGACCGCGAGGCCGAGATCCAAATTGGCCGCGGCCGGGCGGACGAAGCCGCCCAGCCATCGCCGACGTCCGCATCCCCGCGACTCGTCAACAACCGCAGCGACTACACCCCTGGGCATCCGCTGGGCGCGTACTACCCGTATGTGCGGCAGGGAGTCCCGGCGCGGATCAGCGTGCAGGCCGGAGGGCCGCATCTATCCATACGAAATGCGGTGGGAGCGCGGGCCAGGGTCGCGACGACGGCGGCGCTGAACGTGAGCGCCCTCGATGTTGCGGTGGAGTTGGCCTTGGACCGGCTGCCTGCGCAGCTGGGGGTCGCGGGTTTCAGCGTGAGCCCGTGGGAGCCGTACCAGACGGAGGTCATCGGCCGCTACAACACCAACGGCGCGCGGATGTGGCGCGTGTTCATCACGGTCACGGGCGGACTCCAGGTCACGTGGTCCACCACGGGTGCCGACTTCATCGATGTGCTCTCGACCGATGTGGTGCCGTATGCGGCCGGGCAGCGATGGGCGCTCCGTGTGACGCTCGACCCGGACAACGGCGACGGCGGCCACACGGTGACGTTCTACACGGCGCCCTCGATCACGGGCCCGTGGTCGGTACTCGGGGACCCGATCGCGCGCCCCGGCACCACCAGCCTCAACGCGGCCGGCGGTGCCGACCTCGACATCGGCGACATCTTCTCTCTCACTTTCGCCCGCGGAGCCGGCCGCTACTACGGCGCGGTGCTGCGTGACGGTGTCGATGGGCCGCTGGTCGCGGACGCCGATTTCACCGCACAGCAGCCCGGGGCCACGTCGTGGACGGACAGTGTCGGCCGCACGTGGCAGGTGATGGGCGCCGCGGAGATCACGGACTGGCGCACCCGCATGGTCGGCACGGTGGATGAGTGGGCGCCGACGTGGCCGTGGGGTGACCTATCCGACCCGTCCCGGCCAGCAGAGAGGCCCGGGGAGGCGCGTACCGACATCACCATCAGCGGCATCCTCCGCAGGCTCGGCCAAGGAGCCAAAGCGCTGCAAAGCACGCTGCGCAGGGCGATCCCGCAGGGTGATGGGCTGCTGGGGTACTGGCCGCTGGAGGACGGCCCGAACGCCACCTCCGCGGCGCCCGTCATTCCCGGGACGCGCGTCGGCGCGATCGAGGGACTCGACATGGCCGCCAACTCCTCGCTGCCCTCCAGCGCGCCACTGCCGCAGGTCAGCCAGGACGGCGGCAGCTTCCGCGTGTCGCTGCCCAGCCTGCCGAACACCGCGCTCGGCTGGCGCGCCGAATTGGTCTACTTCATGGACGAGATGCCCGACACGAGCTACGGCTTGTGGCGGGTGTGGACCACGGGGGGAGCCGCGCGCATCACCGGATACCTCGGCGCCGGCGAGGCCCGTATCCGTGTCCATGATGTCGACGGCAACGTCATTGCCGAGCAGTTCTGGACCGACGCCACGGCACTCGCCGCGGCGACCGCCGGATGGTGCCGGGTCCGGCTGGTGGGCATCCCTATCTCCGGCGGCTGGGACTACCGCATGTGGTGGACACCCGTCGGCCAGTCGCAGAACTGGTACGTGGCCACGGCGTCCGCAGTCGGCCCGATGCCATACATCAGGCCGGTCAGGATCGACAGCCGATGGACCGCGGGCCTCGCCGGGCTGCCGGTCGGCCACATCACCTACGTCAACGACCCGTCGCTGGACGTGTACCGGCCCGGGTCCCGCGGCCCGGAGGCCGCATACGACGGGGAGCGGGCGCTGGCACGGATGCGGCGCCTGGCCGTAGAGGAACACCTTCCGATCTCCGTGCTCGGCGATGCCGCAGAGTCGCCGCAGATGGGCCCGCAGGGGCAGGCCACCCTGCTGGAGCTGCTCCAGCAGTGCGCGGACGCGGACGGCGGCATCCTGTATGAGCTGCGGGACACGATCGGGCTCGGCTACCGGGCGCGGTACACGCTGTACAACCAGGCGCCTGGGCTCGTGCTGGACGCACGCCGGTCGGAGATCGACAACCCGTTCGCCCCGATCCTGGACGACCAGCGGCTGCGGAACGACATCACCGTCAGCCGCACCGGCGGCTCGTCGGCCCGTGCCGTCGACGAGGGGTCCATCAACGAGGTGGGCCTGTACGACGACTCCGTGACCCTCAACGTCGCGACGGATGGCGTGCTGGAGGGCATCGCCGGGTGGCGACTCCACCGCGGCACATGGCCCGGCATGCGCTACCCGGCCGTCACAACGAGCCTGGACCTGGCACCGCAGACGATCGACGCGTGGCTCGACCGGCTGGAGGGCGACCGCTTGCAGGTAGTGAACCTGCCGCCGCAGCACCCCACCGACGTGGTCGACCTGATGGTGGAGGGGCTTGCCGAGACCATCACCCCCACCCGGTGGCGCGTCGAGGCCAACGCGTCGCCCGGCGGCGTGTGGGCCGTCGGCGAAATCGGCGAGCCCGAGCCCGACGGCGACGAGCCGCCCACCCATGTCGATACGGATGGCTCGGAGCTGGACGCGGACGTGGACGAGACGGCGACGGGACTGATCGTGCAGACCACGGTGGGCCTGCCGTGGACGACTTCGGCGGGGCCCGCGCCGTCTGCGGCGGCGGGTGATCTGCCGGTGGACCTGGTGATGGCCGGCGAGGTCGTGACCGCCACGAGCGTCGAGCCGTTCGCGTGGGACACGTTCGATCGGTCGATAACGGGCGGCTGGGGCGTCACGCCGTCCGGGATCACACCGACGCCGGAGTGGGTGCCCTCGGGTGGGCTGGCCGCGGAGCGGTCGGTGTCGGGTGGCCAGGGGATCGTCACGGTGGGCACCGCGGGGCCGACACGCTTTCAGATGCTGTCGCCGTGGTCCGTGCCCGATCTGGAGATGGCCGTCACGGTCACTCCCGCGGCGCTGGCCACCGGGGCGAGTCTGACGAGCATGCTGGTCGCCAGGATCACCGGGTCCGACTACTACGCCGTGCGCCTGGACCTGGGCACGAGCGGCGCGGTCGGCATCGAGGCCGTGCGCTCCGGCACGTCGCTGTCCGGGCTGCTGCCGACCGGGCTCACGTACACCGCCGGGACGGCGCTTCGGATGCGGATGCGTGTCGACGGTGACCGCATCCGTGGCCGGGTGTGGCCTGTAGGGCGTCCGGAGCCGGGCGGCTGGCTCGTGGACTGGACCGTCACGTCGGGGCAGATCACGACGGGCCTGCTCGCGGTGACCGCCGCACGGCTGGCGTCGAACACGAACGCCGACGCGCAGTTCTCGTTCAGCGCGTTCGAGATCAGCAACCCCCAGTTCATGACCGTCGACCGCTCGGTGAACGGCATCGTGAAACCGCACGCGGCCGGGGCGGACGTGCGTCTGGCCAACCCCATGATCATCGCTCTGTAAGGAGGGATTCGTGACCACTCCGCCGCCTGGGCTGCTGCCCGGCCAGCGCGTCACCGCGGACCGGCTCAACGCCGCGCTGCTGATCGGCAGGACGGTGTTCACGGCATACCGGGACGCCACGCAGGCGATCACCTCGACCACGGTCGGGGAGGTCGGCAACGCGCTCCAGTGGGACAACGTCACGCTCGACCTCCTGGGGGCTTGGTCGCCGAGCCAGCCGACTCGGTTCCGGCCGCCGATCCCTGGCATTTACCAGTGCCTCGGCTCCGCCAGCATCGACGAGTACGGCGCGTCCGCCGGCACTCTCCGCGGCGTGAGCTGGCGGTTCAATGGCACGCTCCCGCCGTCAGGGACCGCGCGGACGCAGGTGACGACCGCGCTCGCGGACACCTACGTGACCTGCCCTGCGCCTGAGTTGCCCGTGGTGTTCGACGGGGCGGCCGACTACATCGAGTTGTGCCCGTTCCAGAACTCGGGCGCGAGCATCAACACCGCGACCGGAAGCGTGCGGCCGTCCATCGTCATCAGCTACGCCGGACCCATCGCGTGAGAGGAGCGGCGATGTCAACGCCACTGTCCCCTGAGGAGATCGCGCGGATCGTCGAGGAGCTGGGCGGCACGCCGCCGGACCAGCCCGCGCCCGAGCCGCCTGAGGAGGTGCCGGATGGCGACGCCCCTGTCGGCTGACCGACTGCTCGCGGCCCTACGCGCGGAGGGCGTCCGGATCGAGGAACACCGGTCCTGGCGCACGCACTCCCGGAATCACGTCGGGTCCTGGGGCCCCGTGCACGGAGTGATGATCCACCACACCGTGACGTCCGGCACCGACGCGAGCGTGGACCTCTGCTACCGCGGGCACTCCACGCTGCCTGGGCCGCTGTGCCACGGCGTCATCGCCAAGGACGGAACGGTGCACCTCGTCGGGCACGGCCGGGCCAACCACGCCGGAAGCGGCGACCGGGACGTGCTCGCGGCGGTGCGGGCCGAACGCCCGCTGCCCCCCGACAACCAGGCGGACACCGACGGCAACCGCCACTTCTACGGCTTCGAGGCCATCAACCTGGGCAACGGCCGGGACCCGTGGCCGGCCGCGCAGGTCGAGGCGATCGTGCGAGCCTCCGCGGCGTTGTGCCGGGCGCACGGCTGGGGCAAGCAGGGCACGACCTCGGTGATCGGCCACTCGGAGTGGCAGCCGGGCAAGATCGACCCCCGCGGGCCCGGCATCTCCATGGCCGACGTGCGCCGGCGCGTTGCCGAACGGCTCGCTCACCCACCGTCCTGGAGCCCGGGCGGCTCCGACCCCACCCCCCCGTCCGAGGAGGATGACGTGCCCCGCCTGCTCGCGCTCGGCCTGACCCGACCCCTGACCATCGAGGCCCCGCACGTATGGGTGTCCCTCCCCTTCGATACCGACTGGGCCGACCCGCTCGGCGAGCACCCGGACGGCGCGCAGTCGTTCGCCGCGGCCGGCACGAACTACACCGGCGCGCTGTATCTGCGACTGTCCGGTCTGGAGCCTGGCCGGGAGATACAGGTCCGGGTCGTCGAGGCCGAGGGCGAAGACCTGAAGAAGCTGCCGCCGATCGAGGGCGTCGGCACGGCGGGCGGCACGTTCCCCGCCGTCCCGCTGACCGGCCGCGTGACCGCCGGGCGGAAGGCGAAGGTCATGCTCGCCCACTTCAACTCCGGCCCGCTGGTGATCGAGCGAGCCGAACTCAAGCTGCACGTCTGGAAGGACTGACCGACCATGAGCATCAACTTCCCCAGCGCCAAGACGGCGCGGACGTTCGTCGTGGACCTGGCCGAGCGGGTCGTGGCCACGTTCGTTGTCGCCCTGGGCGGCGTGTTCGTCGCGGCCGAGGCGGCCGACATGTTCACGGTCTCGTTCTGGGAGGGCGCGGCGACCGCGGGCATAGCCGCGGCGGGGTCCCTGCTGAAGGGGCTCCTCGCCAGACTCTCCGGCAACCCGGACAGCGCGTCGGTCGCGCCTCGCGTCTGACGGGGTGAGCCTTGGATGAGCCGACCCTGGGCGAGATCGCCCGCCGACTGGCCGACGTGCATGCGGACCTCAAGGAGGACGTGCGCGACCTCGCCGGGCGGCTCGACTCCCGCGTCTCCATGGAGCGCTACCAGCTGGAGCAGCAGGCCCGAGACGAGGCGCTGCGCCTCTTGGTCGAACGCGTGAAGGGCATCGAGGAAGCGCGTGACAGGGAGCGAGAGCAGCAGGATGCCGAACGGCGTGCACTTGAAGACCGGCGCCGCGCTGACCGGCGCCTCGCTTTCTCCGCGCTGGTCGCGCCCGTGCTTCTGCTGCTGCTCCAGGTGTGGCTCTCCGCGCGGGGAGCTGGTGCTGCATGAAGTGGAGACGACCGGCTGATTTCGGGTACGCGCTCGGCGTGCTCGCCGCCGTGGCCGCGCTCGCGTGGGTGGTCATCACCATGCAGGGCCTCGCGGAGGATCTGCGGGCGGCGAACGACGCGCGCGACGCGTTGGCCGAGCAGGTGCAGCAGCTCGGCGGGACCCCGGTGGCCGGTCCGCCCGGTAGCCGCGGGGAGGCGGGCGCGGTGGGCGAGCAGGGCCCGCCCGGTCCGCCGGGCGACCGTGGCCCGATGGGTGTCCGCGGTCCGGGCGGCGCCCCGGGCGACGACGGGCAGGATGGCGGTGACGGGCCGCCGGGGGACCCCGGTGCCGCGGGCGCGGACGGCCCGGCCGGAGAGGCAGGGGCGGACGGCACCGCAGGACCCGCCGGGCCCCCCGGACCGCAGGGCGAGCCAGGGCCCGCAGGCCCGGCAGGCGAGCAGGGCCCGGCCGGTGACCGCGGACCCGCCGGCCCCGCGCCGACGTCCTGGACGTGGACCGGACCGGACGGCACGACGTACCGGTGCACGCCGGTCACGGCCGGGAGCACGGAGTACGCCTGTGCCCCGACGGGCGTTCCCGACGATCCCACCCGCGGTCTGGGCGCCGCGCTCGACCCGGCACGCAGGCAGTGGTGATGGAGGTGACCGTGGACGACACGAGTACTGTGCGGCACGGGTTCGTGCCAGCCGCCCCTCCGCTGGCGGACGCGGCGACGCTCGCCGAGCACGGCGACGGCCCGACGGTGGGCGGTGGCCTGCCAGAGTCCCCCATCCTGCCGTGGCTGGCCGCAGATGTTGCAGGTCAGCGGGACGGACGTGTGTAACACACGTCCGTGTCAGACCGGCGTGGCATCATGCTGCCGCGGACCGACCCAACGCGCCCCACCTCGCCACGACGGCGAGGTGGGGCGCTTCTGGCGTGCGCGGGGTCAGGCTGGCTGCCGCGCCGCCCGCAGGGGCGGCAGCCCCATGTCCCGCGCGGTGCGGGAGACCCACGCATCACTGCGGCCGACCGCGCGGGCGACCTCGCGTGCGGACGTGGCCGTGGACCACAGGCGCCGCAGCTCGGCACGCGCCGCGTCGCGGTCCCGGGCGATATCGGCGCGCGTGCGCGTGCTGCGGCGCGGCCGGGGGACTGGTGGAACGGTGCGGCCCGCGTCGGTGGCCGCGCGGTAGGCCCGGTAGGCGACGCTGGCGTGCACCCCATACAAGGCGCCGATCTGCTGCCACGTCAGGCTGGTCTCGCGCCGGGTGCGGATGATGTCCCGCACGGACAGCGGAGTCAGTGCCCGTGCCCGGCCTGGGCCGCCGGGGGTGGGGGTGCCGCGCCGCACGGGCGGCGGCTCGGTCAGGTGGGCCCAGGAGCGACCGGTGACCGCGGCCTTGATGGTGGACAGCGCGACATCGAACTCGGCGCCGAGCTGGGCCCAGGTGGCGTCGCGTGCGGCGTAGCGGCGGCGTGCGGCGGCTACCTGCTCGGCGGTGAGACGGCGGGCGGGCATCGCGACACCTCGCGCAGAAAGCGGATGGGGTCCCTTTGAGGGGCGATGAGGTGAGGAACCTATCAGGCTCAGGCGTCACGGTTGAGATCGGTTCGCGCGCCACGACCGGGACGCATGGCCGCCGCATCTCGGACGGCGTCAGCCTGGTACCGCGCCTCGGGGCGCCCGGTGGGCCCGGTGACATAGTCGACGGTCTGGATGCCTGCGCGGCGTAGAAAGGTCCGTGCTCCGGACCGGGTCCGCACGTCGAGGTGCTCCATGACGCGCCCGATGAGCCACAGTTCCTCGTTGGTCGGGTCAGGCATGGGTGAGGGCTTCCCGCAGGGTGTCCAGGTCTGCGGTGGGCATGGGGTGCTCGCGGTAGGCGATTTCGCCAGCGACTTCGCCTGCCTCATCTGCGGGGGTGACGAGGAGGTACACGTCGGGGTCGCTGATGCTGAGCCCGTGCTCCTCGGCCCAGTCCAGGATGGCGTCCGGGATGGCGATGCCGTGGGGCTCGGGCTCGATGGCGCGGGCGGTGGGGGACTCGCCTCGGACGACGGACCAGATGGCGGTGGTGGCCATGTTCACTCCTTCTCCGGGGCCGTGGGCTGTTCCCTCGGCCTCACACCCCAACTATGACACACATGTGTCGAAGTTGGCAAGCGGGTGACGCCCGCGAACCTCTCCCTCGATAACATGCCATACCGACGCCCTGATCAGGCGCGTTACATCTATACCTATAGATGTGTACACTACGAGGGGTGACGCCCCCTCAACACCGCACGTCAGCCCTCCGACTGGTCATCGTCCGACGCGTCTCCACAGCAGGTCAGGTCACCGACGGATACGGCCTCGACGCCCAAGAGCGAGACTGCCGACGCTGGAACCGCGAGGCAGCCGACGGCGGACACCGCATCGTCCACGTCGTCACCGACGAAGCCCTCACCGGCAAATCCACCATCGACGAACGCGAGGGCCTCATGGAGGCCATGGAGTGGGTCCGCGAACAACGCGCCGACGGCATCCTCGCCCCCAACCTCGACAGACTCGCCCGCGAACTCACCGTCCAGGAAGCCGTCCTCTCCTACGTCTGGGCCCTCGGCGGCCGGGTCTACACCGCCGACCACGGCGAACACCTCGAAGACGACGAGACCGACCCCATGCGCACCGCCATGCGGCAGATGCGCGGCGTCTTCGCCCAACTCGACCGCGGCCTCATCCGGAAGCGACTCCGCGAAGGGCGAGAGACCAAGGGCGAGAAGGGCGGTTACGCCTACGGCGCCCCGCGCTTCGGCCAAGCGGCCAAGGACGGCGCCCTGGTCGACGACGCCACCGAGCGCGACATCGAGGCTCTCGCGCAGCGCTGGAGAGACGAAGGGGCAGGCGTGCGCGAAATCGCCCGGCGCCTCAACGCGGCCGGCCACCGATCGAAGCGCGGCGGCCAGTGGCACCCGACCACAGTCGCCCGGCTCCTGGACCCCGACGCCCGAGAGTATGCGCGCCAGCAAGCGGCCCGGGCGCGCGGGGCGCTGAAAGAGCAGAAGCGCCGTGAGCGCGCGGAACGCATCCTTGGAAGCCGGTAGCCACCCCACCACCCAGCGTGCGATCCTGCGGCCATGAGCGCGGAGTTGGCGGTCATGGCCGCGGGCCTGCCGCGCGGGGTGCGGCTGGAGCAGGTCACCGCAGCGGTGCGAGTGCTGACAGACCCGGACGGCCCCGGGGAGCCGTGGGACGCCAGTGCGATCGCCGCGGTGCTGCCGCTGATCGTGGAGCACGCCGCGGGCGGCTCCCTCGCCGCCGCGGCCACGACCGCCCGCTGGCTCGCCCACCTCGCAGACTGACGCCCCGCCCGAGTGGGCGGGGCGCAGGTGCGTGCGGGGTCAGACGACGACAGGCCCGCGGTAGTGCCACACGAACGGGTCGCCGCCCGGCTCGGTCGCGTAATCCGCCCGCTCCTCCCAGCCGTGCACCACGTGGTACGTGCCTCCCGCGACTTCCTCGTCCGTCCAGTCGGTCGCGTCCATGGTGAGACCGTCGAGCGGGCCACCGGTCAGATGCACGATGCGCTTCGTCATGAGGCCATCGTGGCAGGCGCCGCTGACACCGCGGTCACCGCTGCCCGCGCCTCGGCCGTTCCGTCGGCACCGCGCTGTAGTCCTCGCCCTCTACCGGCTCGCACGCGGTCGCGGGCGCCCAGCACACCGCCGGGTCCACGCCTGCCACGACGCGGCCGTCAGCCAGCTCGACCCGCGCCCACAGCGGCACCTCCACCGCGTACCACCAGCCGCCCGGCTCCCGCCTGCGGGCCCGCACCACCGCAGACACCACCTGGCCGTCCGGCAGCGTCAGCCACACCACCGGCCCATCCGGCCGCAGAGCCCCGCCGCCGCCCACTACTCCCACGCCGTCGGACCGCCACCCCGCCACTCGATCGACGCGTCGTCCCCCAGCCGCACCTCATCCAGCGTGATCCCCGCCTGCCGCAGCAGCCGCAGCAGCTCCCCCAGTCCGCGGGCCCGGCCCAGGATCGCGTCATCCACACGCACCCGCCGGCCACCCCCACTCGGCGGGTACACCACGATGCGAGGACGAGCCATACGCCCAGGCTCCGCGACGCAGTGGCGCGGCGCTACTCGGGCGGCGCGGACGGGGGGCGCTCCGGCAGCAGGTCCCGCGGCGAGACGCCCAGCGCGTCGGCCACATCGAGCAGCTGGTCAATGGTGAGCGTGGTGTGTCCGTTCTCCACGCGAGAGATGGTCTTGCGGTCGATGCCGGTCAGGTCGTCCAGGCGCTCCTGGGTGCAGTTCGCCCGCAGTCGCGCCTCCCGGATGCGGGTACCGACGGCGAGCCGACGGGGGAGGAGCGGGTCGGGCGGGAGGGGCTGCGGCTGCAC